GATGGGCAGACGCCATTAAAGTATTAATGGAATCATATTTAGGTTATAAGTCATCAACACCTGTATTTGATTTTTCAGATATTAGACAAAAAGGTGCGATGCTTGTAACATCAGGAGGTAAAGCTCCCGGACCTCAACCATTAAAAGATTGTATCCACCACATTACTAAAGTTTTGGATAACAAAAAAGATGGTGAAAGATTAACATCTATTGAAACACATGACATTGTTTGTCATATTGCAGATGCAGTACTTGCAGGTGGTATCAGACGAGCAGCACTTATCTCATTATTTTCGGCTGACGATGAAGAAATGATTTCTTGTAAGTCAGGAAATTGGTGGGAACAAAACGCACAAAGAGGTAGAGCAAATAACTCAGCAGTACTTCTTCGTCACAAAATCACAAAAGAATTCTTTATGGATTTGTGGAAACGTATTGAATTATCAGGAGCAGGAGAACCAGGAATTTATCTATCTAATGATAAAGATTGGGGAACAAACCCTTGTTGTGAAATAGCACTACGACCATTCCAATTCTGTAACTTATGTGAGGTAAATGCTTCAGATATTGAATCACAAGAAGATTTTGATAAAAGAGTTAAAGCAGCATCATTTATTGGTACATTACAGGCAGGTTATACTGACTTCCATTACTTGAGAGATATTTGGAAAAGAACCACTGAAAAAGACGCACTTATCGGTGTTGGTATGACAGGTATTGGTTCAGGTGTTGTATTAGGTTATGACATGAAGAGAGCCGCTAAAATGGTTAAAGAAGAAAACGAAAGAGTTGCAGGACTTATTAACATTAATAAATCGGCAAGAACAACTACAGTTAAACCATCAGGTACCTCATCTTTGGTTTTGGGAACATCATCAGGAATTCATGCATGGCATAATGATTACTACCTAAGAAGAATTCGTGTAGGAAAAAATGAATCAATTTATTCTTACTTAGCAATCAATCACCCTGAATTGATTGAGGACGAATACTTTAGACCACACGATACTGCGGTTATTACAATACCACAAAGAGCCCCTGAAGGTTCTATTGTAAGACATGAATCAGTATTTCAAATGTTGGAAAGAGTTAAAAAAGTTTCACAAGAATGGATTAAACCTGGACACAGAAACGGACAAAATACACACAATGTTTCGGCTACTGTTTCAATTAAAGAAGATGAGTGGGAATTAGTAGGTGATTGGATGTGGAACAATAGGGATTTCTATAATGGTTTATCTGTATTACCATATAACGGAGGTACATACACTCAAGCACCTTTTGAAGATTGTACAAAAGAAGATTTTGAAAGATTAGTTAAATCATTAACAGATGTTGATCTTACAAAAGTTATTGAGTTACAAGATAACACCGACCTTAGAGGTGAAGCCGCTTGTGCGGGTGGTGCTTGTGAAATAGTTTAAGTTATGAAAGTAACATGGGGAAATAATATAACGCTAACATATCAAGTTTTGTTAGCGTTTTATAATCTTAGAAAGAATAATTAAAATGAATGTAGGGGCATCGAAAGATTGGGTACAACAACAATATATTAGAGAATTTGGAGCAAAATTACAACCAACCGACTTTTATTGGAATGACGGTAAAATGGTTATGACAGAAGAATACCACAAAAGAAGAGGCAAATGTTGCGGTTCGGGATGTTTACATTGTTGTTATTGGCCACCATTTGAAAAAGGTAACACAAATTTAAAAGAATCACTGAGAAATCAGTGATTTTTTATTTTATATCTATTTATTCAAAAATTCACAACATTATATTTATTTAATATGGCAGATGGTAGAACATATGGAATAAGTTTTCCTTTTAGACAAAGTAATGTAGGTGATTATTTGTTACTGACTCAAGAATCTGATGAAGAAATTAGAACCGATTTACTTCATTTAATTTTAACAAGAAAAGGAAGTCGATATTATTTACCTGACTTTGGAACAAGAATTTATGAATTTATTTTTGAACCTTTAGATGGTGAGACATTTGAAAATATAAAATCAGATATTGAGGAACAAGTTGCCAAATACATACCAAACCTACTTATTAATAGTATAACAATTGAACCTTATACAGAATCCGGTGATGTTGTTGGACAATTAGATTACGAATTATTAGGACAAGCAAGTATATATAGAATACCAGGTGCTAATACTGCTGAATACACCGCAAAACTAAAAATTGATTATACTGATGAGAATAAAGCTTTCGGTAGTAGAGAATTTGTGATTATAAATATTTAATTATGGCTAACCAAAAAATAAATTATACAACAAGGGACTTTCAAGGGATAAGACAAGACTTGATAAACTATACTAAACAGTATTACCCTGAATTAGTACAAAATTTTAATGACGCTTCTGTATTTTCAGTTTTAATGGATTTAAATGCCGCAGTTGCAGATAACTTACATTTTCACATTGATAGGAGCATACAGGAAACAGTTTTACAATATGCTCAACAAAGATCATCAATATATAATATTGCTAGAACATATGGTTTAAAGATACCTGGTTATCGTCCTTCTGTTGCCGTTGTTGATATATCAGTAGTTGTACCACCATTAGGGGATAGTGAGGATTATAGATATTTAGGTATTTTAAGAGCCGGATCACAATTTAATGGTGCAGGAACCACATTTGAAACGGTTTATGATATTGATTTCTCAACTCAATATAATAATGAAGGTTTTGTTAATAGAACAAAAGTACCTACTTTTGATGCTAATAATAAAATTATAAATTATGTTATTACAAAAAGAGAAGTTGTTGTTAATGGAACAACAAAAGTTTTTAAAAGAGTGATTAACCCTGCGGACGTTGTACCATTTTTTAATTTCTTTTTACCTGAAAGAAATGTATTAGGAGTAACATCAATAATACAAAAAGACGGTACAAGTTATCCTAACATACCAACGTACAGTGATTTTCTATCTTCACAAAATAAATGGTACGAAGTGGATGCATTGGCAGAAGATACGGTTTTTATTGAGGACCCAACAAAACCAACCGACAAGGCTGGTGTTAAAGTTGGTAAATATATAAAAACAGAAAATAGGTTTATAACTGAGTACACACCGGAAGGGTTTATGAAAATACAATTTGGTGGAGGTACAAAAACACCAAATCAACAATTAGCTGATTTTGCAAGAAATGGTATTAAATTGGATTTGGCAAATTATCAAAATAATATAGGTTTAGGATTAACAGTACAACCAAATACAACTGTTTTTGTACAGTATAGAATAGGTGGTGGATTGGCATCTAATGTTGGTGTGGGAGTTATTAATCAAGTCGGTACCATAGATTTTGCATTAACAGGTCCTTCAGATATAGTAAACACAAACGTACAAAACTCACTATCAATAACTAATGTCACTGCAGCAATTGGGGGTTCAAACCCACCAACAACTGAAGAGGTTAGAAATATGGTGTCTTTTAATTTTGCGGCACAAAAAAGAGCAGTAACGGTAAATGATTATAAATCATTAATAGATACAATGCCGGGTAAGTTCGGAGCACCTGCAAAAGTCTCAATAACTGAAAACAATAATAAAATTAAAATTCAAATATTATCATACGATACTTCAGGTAAATTAACACAAGTCGTTTCAAATAACTTGAAGTCTAATTTAGCAACATACCTTTCTAAATATAGAATGATTAATGATTATATATCTATTGATGTTGCAAAGGTAGTAGACTTAGAGTTTGAAATTTTTGTGGTAATGGAATCTGATAGAAATCAAGGACAAGTAATTACTGAAATTATTAATTCAGTTGCAAATTATATGGAACCGAGTAATAGAGAATTGGGACAAAACGTAAATGTTTCTGACGTTAGAAGATTAATACAAAATGTTGCCGGAGTATCCACATTATCGGATTTAAAAATATATAATAAAGTCGGAGGACAATACTCGTCATCTGAGACATCTCAAAAATATGTAAATAAAGTCACAAGAGAAATTGGTTTAATTGACGATACGATTTTTGCAGAACCTGATCAGGTTTACCAAGTTAGATTTAACAATAAAGACATTAAGGTAAGAGTTAAGAGTCTTAAAACGGTAGACTTTTCATAAGATTATTTATTTTATTACTATAACACCTATTTTTAAAAAATAGGAACATAACTATTTATTTTTAAAAAGGCAAATGACTAAAAGTTATAGAATAAGAACACAGCCGGGAGTAGACAAAAACATAAGAATTAACGTTAATCAGGATTTTGATTTTCTTGAAATTTTATCATTAAAATTAAGACAGGACGATGTTTATACAAGATTTTGTGCTGATTATGGGGTTATTGCAGGTAGAGTGATTGTTAATGGAGGTTACGGAATACCAAATGCAACAGTATCAGTATTTGTGCCTTTAAAACCTGAAGATGAAGACGACATAGTAATTTCAACATTATACCCATATAAAACACTTGAAGATAAAAATGAAGATGGTTATAGATATAACCTTTTACCTTATGTTAAAGAATATGGTGGACACACGCCTACAGGGACATTTCCCGATAGAGAAGATGTGTTAACAAGAAAAGAAGTACTTGAGGTGTATGAAAAATACTACAAATTTACCGTTAAAACTAACGAAAGCGGTGACTTTATGATTATAGGTGTTCCATTAGGGATACAAACAGTTGTTTTAGATTTAGATTTATCAAACATTGGGTGTTTTTCTTTAAGACCTGCCGATTTAATAAGAATGGGTATGGCAACCTCAGAACAGTTTAATGGTGATCAGTTTAAGTCGTCAACTGATTTAGCGTCTTTACCACAAATAATAAACATAAAAAAAGATGCTGATGTTACATCATTTTGGGGGGAACAAGATATATGCGACATTGGAATTACAAGAGTTGATTTTGATTTAAGAGATGTTGGAATAGAAATAAAACCACAAGCGGTTTTTATGGGTTCAATATTCTCAACCGCAGAAGAGGACTTTTTGAAAACAAACTGTAAACCAAAAAAAAACACAGGTAATTTATGTGACTTAGTTTCGGCTTCAGGTAAAATTTTAGCAATCAGACAAACAATATATTATGATATTAACGGTAGACCAATACTTGAACAATACAATCTACCCGAAGGAGGTAAAATCATTGACGACGAAGGTACATGGGTAACCGAAGTACCAATGAATCTTGACTATGTTACAACTAACGAGTTTGGGGAACAAGTTCTATCGAATGACCCGACACAAGGGATACCAACAAAGGCAAAATATAGATTTAGAATCCAATACCAAAATGAAGAAGGTATAGAAAGTAATATTTTAAGAGCCGATTATTTGGTGCCTAATATAAAAGAATGGGGATGGTCACCAAGTAATACTAATCAACCCGTTGACTTAAATGCTCAATTATATTCATATGCATTTAGTTTAGATTGGAATGACTATGGAGATACAACCACAACCATAGGTAACCAAATGATACAAGAGGCTATTGATTGTGAGGATAGATTTTATGAATTTCACTTCAATAAAGTTTATACTATTGCAAATTTTCTTGATAGATGGAAATGGGGATATAATAGAAGTAGACATTTAGGTATTAAAGAAATCACCGATAGAACATGTACCACAACAACAAATAGATTCCCTGTTAATGATGGGGTTAGAAATTTTGATTTTATATTTTTCCTATTTAACTTAGTAATTACAATTTTTAGTCCTGTACTTTATGCTTTAATTCCTGTATTACATGTTTTAGCCCTTGTTTGGCCTATTTTGAAGTGGGTTATTGCTATATTCTTTCCTGTATATTTAGCATATTTAGGATATCAATATATTGCGGCTGCGGTTAGTGCATTTCCCGCGGTTGGATTAACAGTCTTATATAGTGTGGCTGCGGTTGTATTTATCGCCGCGGCAATATTATTTGCTGCTAAGGTATCCCCAATGTTAACTAAATTTAACTTCAAGGGTATCAATTTACCTATGATGTCATATCCTGATTGTGAAGCTTGTTCATGTGATGCTCCTGATTTAGAGTTAGATGAAATTAACGATTCACCATTAGGTGGTGGTGGAGGAACATCTGAAACTAAAATAGGTAAATATAAAATTTATACAAGAAGTAACAATTCATTCTTGGCTAATGTAAACTCAAATGATTTTTGGGGTGGGGTACCTAGTATAGATTTATGTGATGTTAATGCCAGTGATAATCAAATAGAACAAGGGTATCCTACTTATTTTTGTTATTTGGATGTTGATGAGTATAGTGGTAGCGATACAAAAAAGAATAACAAATATCAAGCGGACGCCTATGGTATTAGATATGCAATCGCGGGATACCCAACAACTCCAGAAATAGGAACACCTGTGGTTAGTGTATTCTCTGATTCACAATATATTTTACAACGAGATATTACATATTCACAGTCATTAAATTTAGCGAATGTTAGAGCTAGATATTTTGATGGAACAAATGTCATCCAAACTAAAATCAATAATGGAACACCATTTACCGATAATGTTATGGTTTTACTTTGTGATCCATCAATTGCGAGTAGTTATCAATCAGGTACCATAATGACATTTACTAATCCAAATAGTGTAAATGATTTAAATATTGTAAGTGGAGTAACAAATCAATTTGGAACAAATACCATAACAGGTACGTCAGCAACAGCGGTTACTAATGTTAATATGACATATATATCACAAGCCGGTGTTGCAACACCAGTAACAATACAAGTTTCGGGAACAAGTAGTGAAAAAGAGTATAAGTTTAAAACAGGTTTAGAATATTTTCAAGTTATTACGGGTATGACTGCTTATGACGCAGACTTATTAACTAATGGTATAAAAATTAGTACACAACCTAACCCATCACTACAATTAGATACCTCATCATTATTAAGAAAATATGTCTTAAACAAATTACAAGATATAGTATATGAGGATACCGATAATAACTTACGAACAGAAAAAATTAATCCTTTAACGTTAAACGGTGACGGATGGAAAAATATGGGAATAATATTCTTGGTTAGGGGTGTTGATCCTTATTCTGATAAACAAGAAATAAATTACGACTTATCTAAACTTTTTGGTTATACTTTAGGATCAAATAACGTAAGGGTTAGAGGACAATTTAATTTAAATATCCCAATACAACCTACATCAGCCAGCGGTACTTGGTTCAATAACTATATAAGTCCCGAGAGTCATACAACACTTTATTCTACATTAAATAATAGTTTATATCACACGCCTTTTAATTTTCAAATAACAGGAACCCAATTTAGTGCGGTAACATCAAATTCTATCAAATATTATTCTTCATTGGATAAATCAAGAGGTGGTGGATGGAACCCAACTTCAGGACCAACACTTGGGACAATAACATCTGGACCTGGAGTCTCATCAAATGGTACAAATACTATAAAGTTTTATTCGTCAACATTACAAGGTAATATAGAAGGAGGTTCATTAATAGGTTCTACTTCATCAACAGGAAACGTTGTTGGATCATTATCAAGTATAAACGCAAGAGTTTATGCCCCAGCATACGTAACTACAAACCCAACATTATTAATTACAATACCTTCAGGCGTTAACCCTAAATTAGTATTACGATCTGATAGATTACCAACATCTGATGTAACACAAAGTGGTGGTGGTACTGGTGTAAACGCGAATTCATTTGCTTTACACCAAAACGATAATTTTGCTGCGTATATTGTTAATGAATCCGCAAACCCTATTGTTGTTGGTGTATCACAAACAGATTCATCTAATAATGCACAAGACTTCGGACCTGACGCACCAAATGCTGCTAGTAGTGTACTTTCAACGTTTGATTGTGCGGGAATGGTACCATTGAAATGTTATACAGTAGATCCTGCAAATAATACTTTCGGTGTTGAAACACCGTGTGATGATAATGAAAATCCTATTAGAATTAAATCAGGTTGTTATCAGTTCATTCAAAAACCATATGTTGTAAATATTAAAAAAGACTTTGAAAACTTTACAGAATGGAAGCTACGTTTTAGAATGATGTTTGGTGCATGTAGAGGGATATTTGCTCACGTATTCCAAAACAATTGGGTTAATGGTACATTATATATGTTCTCATTTAAAAAACAAACAATTTTTAATATAATTGGACAACCTAAAAAATATAAGTTTTGTGGTTCATATGATAGTACATTAAGACCGGGACAAGGTCCAATTTTTTATACTGAAAATACAACAAACTCATTATTCTATAGATGTACACCCTATGATTCTAATAATTTTGTAGGACAAATACCAAAACAAGGAACTTATTCAAACCCAACATTACAACCTGTTAATTTTGGTGGAACAAATGCGAGAAATTTATTTTTCCCTACCACTATTATGGATATGGGTCCAAGAGATGAATTTACAAAAGAAATATGTACTAGTCCTGATTTTGAAGGTTATATTATTGACACTTTAAAATCAACATCATATAATGATACTTCAGATCTACTTCAGTTATTTATCGTGTCAAGATTGATAAATACTAACTTTTTACAACAAATATTTAACTTTGGAGATGCATCTATTAATAGAATGTTCTCAAGAAGTGAGGACAGAATGGATGGTGATGTTGTACAACTATTTAGTATTAATTCAGAATATGGTGTGGAAGGATTCGATGAGGATAGTTATGATGGTGTTGGAGACATTTATATTGCAACTGCGGGTGATGCAACATTTGGAGTATTTTTTACATCAAATACTGAAAATAGAATTGTTGTATCACCTGGAATAACGACATTTACACCAACACTTACTAATTATTTTGGTTACCCTAAAACTCAAGAAGTACCATTTTATCAATGGAAATTAAATCAAGGTTCAGTTAATACTATTTTTGGTAGTGATTTAAATGATTGGGAGACAAATACTTTAGGTGGCGGGTTTTATTCACAAAAATATCAGGATTTAAGTTTTTATCAGTCACCTTTTTCACAATACTTTAATAATTTAAACACAGGTAGAAGAGGATATATTTACAATTCAACACCTGCAGGTGCAACTGATGAGACTATGCCTCCTGGACAACAAAACCCATTCTTGGTTGGCGCTCCTTACCACTTTTATTTTGGATTAGGTAAGGGTAAAAGTGCAATAAACAGATATATTACTAAATACATATTGAATCAAGATGTCTAATGAAAACGAAATATTAATAGTTTTAGGTTCAAAAAGATACGCATCTAACACAGATAAAGATGTGTGGATTCAACCACCATTAATTGGTGATAGGAGAACTATGGTTGAAGGAGATAGATCTGTAACCATTAACCAAGAAGAATTATTTAATAAAGAAAGACAAGAAAGTGGCGAATTAAGAGTTTCAGGTAAGATTGTAAATATTTTTAATAATACTGTCAGTGGTAAAACAACATATACACCTTATAGAGATAATCTTTATTACACAAATGCAATTGCAAACGCGACCGCAAATACCCCACCAACCCCTTCAGTTGCTTGGGAAGGGTATCCACAATTTGAGGAATTTACTTTTATTAGAAATAAAGGTATTTCAGGACATATACCATTTGTTACCAAAAGTTCATCAACATATAATTGGGCGGTTTATTTGTCATATGCTTTTAGTAGTGATACACAACAAAGTATGGCATACACAAGTGAAGTTTACAATGTGACTAATAATTTTATTGTTTCAGATGGTATTCCTTTTGTTATTGATACTGCATCTTTTAATGGTAAGTCTTTAGTTTATTTTTATTGCGGAACCAAACACAATATAAAAGTAGGTGAAAACGTAGAACTTTCTATACCAACAAACCCTTCAGGTTTAGGGGGTAAGAATGTTTTTGAAGTCTATGGTTTGGGAGATGGAACATATGGTTCAGAAGAAAACGTATTTAGTATTTATGATTTAAAATTTCCAACAACACAAGTAACTACAGGTACTTATGGTAATTTTAAAAGAATTGCTAATTTACAGAATAGTGGAGAAACAAAATCAAAATACTATATTAGATTACATAAAATTTTAACAAACATTGAAGACGTTAATATTACGCAAGGAGGGTTCGAAACAAATCCATTTCCTGTTAAATCTAAATTAGAATATTCAGCATTAACACCTAACCAAGTACAGAGAGTTTCTGTAAAGGATGGTTCTAAAAGTTTTAGTTATACTTTTGATAAAGACATTAACATAAAACCATTAGTTGATAACAATGGTAAACCTATTACCGATTTATTTGTAACAATAATTGAAAGAGGTTATATGGGTTGGTTTAATCCGCCGGCAATTAATCAAAATGGTAATATAGTTGGTTTAGACGTGGGTTGGGAATTTAATTTTCAAAAAAATAACGTAGATAACTGGTGGGATCATACATCCATATTAAATAAAGATAATATTCCTGTATTATCATACGAATACCCTGCGGGTAGTGGACAATTTTTTTATTATAACTCATTTTTAAATGTTGATGATATAATAAAAGGAGATTTTTGTGAGTATAATTTTATGGAACAAAAAGAATATGTTATATCTCCTTTATATCACAAATACTCATTTAACCCTATTTATTTTTTAGATAATTCACCATTAACATTACCTAGTGGTTATGCTTATGAACCACATTATAGAGTCCCTATTCGGGTTTTTAGTGATTATTTAGAATATGGAAATAAAGGTGCCGTCGATAATATACCAAACTATGCTTGGTACTCACAGTATAATGAAACATTTATATGGAGAGACATTTATACATATGGTTATTTAGATGCTGATGGATTAGGTGTTGACTATCCGTTTATTAACGGTTCACACTACCCGTTTAAAAACATTTTATTTTTACAAAAACCAATAAAACGAACTAATATTGTTACAACAACATTAATAAACGAACCAACTAACGACGATTGTGAATAATAATTATTATAGGTTTAATCTTAACGTTAATGATAGGGATATTATTATACCTGTTGAGCTTTCATTTGATAATGAAGGTAGGGATATGGGTGTTGAGGAATATGAAGCCGATGTAGTAAAAAAAGCAATTAATGGTATTGATGATTTTGAAACAACAAAATTTGCACACGCGCCATGGGATTTAAACCAAGACAAAACCGAGATATATTATCAGTTTAATTTTTTTGATCCATCAGCACCTACAGATTTAATAACTACACCACCAACAATAACAAATTGGTTGGACGACTATCAGTATGCGACATTTACTGACAGTGAAATATATTATTTTGCAAATTCGTTTAAAGGTAGTTTTTTTAAATTAGATTTTTACGATACTAAAAATTCCGAAAATCAAAAAATATTATTTTCAGTTGTCTTACCAACACAGCAAGGTTTAAAAGAACCAGGATTTATCGGATCATTATTAAACCCAACACAAGTTGATGTAAAAAAACCAAAATATTTACTTGATTATGTAGGTGCAGATAAAGAAGGTTTCTTTTTTTATTGGTTAAAGAACCCATCGTATTTGACAAATACAACTTTTTATATGAGTGCAAAATTCTTTAACGCAAAAAAAGGACAATTTATTAGGATGATGAATACGCCACAATCTTCATTAGTTGGTTTGAGTGTTTATAATTTTGATAAGTCTGATTTTTTCTATTATAAAGTTGATTTTAATTATTCTACTTATGAATATAAAATATATAAAGAATACCCTGCACTTACAAGAGTTGGTGTCGGTCCTTTAGCCTCTGAAGCTATAATGTGGTATGAATATGTTAACCCATAATGGAATCTGAAAAATATAGCGTTTTAATTTCACCTGAAAATCTATCATTAGATTTATACGGATTTGTGTATACCGCAGACACCGGATATAATTATGAAGAAAAACAACCGTGTTTAAACATCACAGTACCCAATCAACCATTTAGAACGGATTCGATATATGTTTACTCAGGTATGTCATACATATTAAGTGGGGGAACAAATGGTGATTCTTTATTAACGGGATTAACAATTCCTGTAGTATTTACACAGACTTATAATGATATTGGTTTCTATTCTGAATTTGATGGGTTATTACTACAAAAAGATATTGTGACTAATTTTTTATTTTCAGGAACAAACGTTTTAAATACGTATGAAGTAACATTATATAACACATCTGGTGATTTTACTGTTAGTTATTTAGATTTTACGACATATAGTGTTGATTGGGGAGACAGTTTTTCACAAACATTAACAACAACATCATTAAACCATATCTATGCCGGACCTGGTAATTATACAATTTCATTATCAGGCAGTAATCCTTGGGGGGTGACAGTTATACAAAAACCAATAACAATACCTTTAGTTCCTGCAGCTGTTACTAATCAACAAGGAACAATAACATTTATACCACAACAAGGTAATTGGGCAAATATACCTGTGTCGTACAATTATATTTTTGATGGAGACGCACAAAATAACATACCATATCAGGTGTCAAGTAATTTTACGTCAGTACCTTTTACTATTTCAGGGTTTACTAGTTCAAGATTACAAGATTTAAAAAGATGGGGATCAACCCCATATACTGTAGGTTATGTGTTTAATAAAAACAATCAGGTATTTGGACAAGTCGACTCTATAACCCCTGATTATACCGCATATACAATTAATAATGTTAATTATTATGATTTAGTTAATGGTAAAACATTCTATATTGTTAATAGTAGTGGTATAACATCTAACGATATAGTAGCTTCGGCCATGACTAAAAATGAATACCTATTAGATTTTGTTATGTCACCTGAAATACAAACAGATGTTTATATAGAAAGAGGTAAATATTCTGCTTTTGAACCATTACAAAGGTTGGGTGAAGTCGATAACATTGGTGACTTGGTAAGATACGGTTATGGATATTATCGTATAAAGACGACATAAAAAAAACAATATAAACTATTTATAAAATAAAAAAATGGCATTAGGAACGTATGGAATTGTTAGACCGGCTGATGTATCACCTGACGATGTTGATATAATATTACATTATACTGTATCAAGAGACGTTACAGATAATTTTCTATTAAAAAAATTAAACTCAAGAAGTATTTTAACACCGTATTTTCATAATTCAAATACAGGTGGAAACGCTAACGTTGAAATATTAGGTGGTTTATATAGTTTAAAACTACCGGCATCTGAATTTAATAAAAAAGGAATATATACGGTTTATTTACGACCAGCAGAAATAAGAACAACAATCAGTGATTGTGGAATTTTATCTGCATTACCAAACGTAAAAGGTATTGTTATAGATATAAATCAAGTTCCTTCACAGTTTAGAAACAAATTTACAAATCAAGGATTGGTTGGTTATAGAGTAGAATATTTAAATCAAGATGGTACAAAAATACCTAATTTTTATAGAATTGTAACATCATCGTTTTTTTGTGAACCTGTTGTAACAGAACAAGTAAACTCATCACAAAAAAGTATAAGATATAGATATGTTGATGGAGGTAGTGACTTAGTATTTTGTACACTGTCACCGTCGTCGTCGCCAACAAATAAACCAAATGCAACTCCTTTTATTGGACAACCTAATCAAAATATTATTGTCACCAATACTTTTTTTAATCCAATCACTATTGATATACAAATGGCTGATTACGATTTAGATACAATTGCAATTGCCCTTTACGGTAATCAAACTAAAAGTATTGAGGACGGAATTTATACTCTTTACGATAGTGGAGGGAACATCTACAAGCAATATAACCTATTTGAAGTTAGAGATAACTTCAATGAATTATTGTATGAGGTTAGACAAGATAGAGGTAATAATATAGACTTTAGTAAAAACTTTACAAATATTATTAGTTAATGGCAAATAAAATATTTTTCCCACCTGGAGGTGTAAAAACCTTTTCTGACAATTTAGTTGGTTTCCAAATCGTTGACGGAGGAGGACTAACGCAAGGTAATTTTGAGTTTACTAGTGCTATATACGAAAAAACAAATAGAAAGTTTGATACGGGAATATTCTCTAACCCATATACGTTAGAGAATCTTAAAATAGATAACATACAAGAAATAAAAAAAATCATTGAAAAAACATTTAAAGTTTATCCTAATTTTGATATTTCAGAAATTACAAGTTTTTCTCTTTATGGTTCGTTACAAAAAAGATTATCAGCGTCTATTATAAAGGTAATAAATTATTTTCCAGCAGCTTTAGAAGTATATCCAAGACAAATTACAGGACTTTACACAGGAAACACTGCATTTAATATTACTTACGATAGAAAAAACGATGAAACAACATTTGATATTGATACAGGTTTAATTTACAATCCTTTCGGTATCGATTATTCAGAAAATGCCGCAAGAAATATTTCAACAAGACCAATACCTGTTAGTCCATATCGAGATATGACTAATAATTTTGAAGGGTATGCTGCGTATTTTAGGGATGTTAAAGATGAATATAAAATAACTGATATGGTACCTGTTGAAAATATGACAGGTGGTACTTTGACCATAACAGTTAAGGGTGAAATGTTTCCCGATACTACCGCATCAACTTTTAATTTAGTAATTAAACCAAATAATGAGGTAACCGAAAAAGAATTTTTAAATAATTTTGATGAAATTGAAGATTTTTTATTAAATAGATCATCATACCCTAAATACACTGCAACATTCACGTATCCTGATTATGACGCGGCAGGTAAATATACTCTATATAGTAAACAAGTTACTTGGCCTTTAGATAAGTATTGGAATTTAGATATTAACGGTTCTAAATTTGAAAAGTATATAAACGATGTTCAGTTTCTTGCGGAAAAATTAGATGAGTATAAAACAAATTTAATAAGTAGATTTTTAATTACAGGTTCATTTAAAGAATTTGACACCCAAGATCAAAAAATAGAAAAAGTTTTACAAATATATGGTAGAAGTTTCGATGAAGTAAAAAAATTCATAGACGCTTTAGCAAATATGAATTCAGTCAACTACCAAGTTGGTAATGATATACCATCACAGTTATTAACTAATTTAGCAAAAACATTAGGTATAAATTCAGATATATCACCAATAACAAATGAAGGATTTGTTAATTCTGTTTTTGATCCTAATGCAAAACAAATATTTCCGGGACAAGCGGTATCATCGACACCGACAGAATTAAATTACGAATATTATAGAAATTTAATATTAAATTCAGCATATATGTTTAGGAAAAAAGGTACTAGACAGTCTTTAGAATATGTGATGAGATTTATTGGTGCACCTGAAGCATTAATAGAATTCAATGAAGTTATTTATTTGGCGGACACAAAAATTAACTATGATGAATTTTATGAAAAGTATTGTAAGATATCAGGAGGAACTTCATATGTAGAAACACCGGTATTGAATCCGGCAAATACTTTCAGTATTATGGGTAATATATATACAGGTTATACCTGTAGTGGAGTTATCAACCTCATCTCAACCACTCTTAATGATTACGGTATAGATAGTGACGGATATCCGAAAAGTCCTGCAACAACAGACGATAACTTTTTTCAAAAAGGTGCCGGATGGTTTGAAAAAAGTCCTCAACATAGATCCCCTGAAGTTGCAGATTCAGTAAATTCTTCATTTAACCCAACAAATCCATATCTAATTTCTTCATTAAAACCATTTAGTTATGGACAGGAATATATGGATAGATTTAGAGACTTTCCTGATATTGCTGAAGGATATACTCTAACAAAAGTAAGTGATAACCAAAAGTCATGGGCGGTTAATGATACGGGTAATAGAAAAGATGGTTCTAACTTTAACGGTGTTGATTATAATGTTAGTGACGATAGATTAGTGATAAATTCTAAAAACATTGAACTTTATACTAATATGGGGCAAGGTATAACATATGATATATGGGACATGTCTGTTAAATATAATTACCCAATACCAAATTCAGGTTTAACTACACCATATCCATACCCTGGAAATATTGATTGGACTTTTATAAATCCTAAACCAAAAGAAAAAACTTTTTTTGAATTTGCACAAACCTTCTATAATAATTTTATTAATGTAAGAAATAGACAAACAATATTTGATGGAAAAACCGGAGGGTATCCAACCTTACAATCAGTATTTTGGAGATACTTAGAATCTGAACAAACTGTAGGAATACCATCTAATAAATTTACTTACCAAAAAATGATCGATTATACTTTAGGTTTAGGAGATCATTGGCAAAGACTTTTAGAACAAGTAGTTCCTGCCACTACTCTTTGGTTAACAGGACAAAAAATGGAAAACTCTATTTTTCATAGACAAAAGTTTGTTTGGAGAAGACAAAGAGGATGTTCATTTATTCCTGTTGCTTGTGTACCTTGTACTTACAATGGGGAACCTTTTAGTTATGATTGTATTGATCAAACATTAAAGTGTAACACCGTTACTGACCCGTCCTTAATCCTTAGTTATGCTTTAAACAATGTTTTGAGTAATAGTGGGTTTACTCAAAGTGACTGTGATTTGAATAGTATTGTAACTAATTGGTATATTGATTGTCGATTAGATTCACAGGTCCTTATTCAACAACAATTTTACACAGGTTACGGAATCTACGGATACCCCACGCTTACTGACTTATCAAATGCCGCAAACACATACTTGGAGGGGTTATATAATTATGGACTTAATTATTATTTTGCTGGTAATACTTTAATTGTTAGTAACTCAACTTGTTACGATAATTTTACAAATAAAACTCTGTATTTAAATATTGGTGTTGATTTACAAATAAATTGTACCCAATCGGTTACACCATGATAAATAAAAATATAAATTAAAAAAAAATATGGCTTGTGTATCAGGTTTAACGGGTGGTGTATACGAATACTTTGATTGTTGTGGACAATATCAAACAGGAGTTTCTTTAGGTGAGAGTATCTGTATTGATGAGGCTTACTCAGGTAGTGCAAGAGGTGTTTACATTGCGACAGGTATAACATGTACCCAAAGCTGTGATCAAGGACCTTTAAGTTATGGGTTCCAACTTACAGGATTATGTGACTCAACAACAGGAACTGTTGTATTTAATTCTTATGGTGGAATTCCACCATACACTATTGATAATATTATACCGGGAACTTTAACTGCTCAAACAAGTAGTGGACCTATAACTTTTACCGGATTAACGGGTGGTACTTATGTATTCAGATTAAATGATTCTATAGGTTTACAAAACAATGAATTATATATTAATGTTTTAGTTACAGATTGTTTTGAAGCTAACATTGTGACTGCTAGCGGAACAACATGTGGTACGGATACAGGTTATTTATCTATTAGTGCTACATCTTCAGGTTCACCATATACCATAATGTTATATAAAGATAGTGTGTTATATGATGTCCAAACGACAGGAACATTACCTTATGATTTTAATGGGTTACCAAGCGGAATATATTATGCAACAGTTTTTGATTATGGATTTACAACTGCAAATACAGAAAACGCAATAATATCGGCAAGTACTTCTTTAGATTACGGGTTTTGGGTTGTTAACACCTCAAATTGTGTTATTAATCAAGGTAAGTTAGCGGTAACAGGTTTAACAGGTACGGGACCTTACACTTATTTATGGAGTAATGGTGAAACAACACAATTAATAACAGGACTAACACAAGGAGTTTATACTTGTACTGTGACTGATAGTAGTGGATGTGAATTAACAAAAAGTGAATATATTGGGGCTGCAAGTCCATTAGGAATTGGATTATTAAGCGCATCAACACCGAGTTGTTTTGCGTCTGACGGAAGTTTAACGTATATACTTACAGGTGGTACTGCACCATTTTACTATTCAGCATCTACTGCTCAGGTTGGTTATACTTTGTCAAACACATTCACATTAACTAATTTAGCTGCAGGAACATACCAAGTAGTTGTAAGAGATGCTAATTTTTGTGAAACAACATTAAGTGGTTTTTTAAGTCCTGTTGGTGGATTTAACGTTGTTGATATAATGGTTAATAATTCTAATTGTAATCAAAATAACGGAGAAATTAATGTACAAATTGCGGGATTAGGGGGATACTATACTTATATTTTATCAGGACAAAACACTAATCAAGTTATTCAAAATACAAGTTTAAATCAAACTAACAATTTTACAAATTTACAAAACGATACTTACTTATTAACTATTTCCGGTTCAGGAACTGATTGTATTTATACAACGACATTAAATGTAACATCTGAACAGAAATTTAATATAAGTGCAACAACAACAGGATCAACATGTGGTATTGCTAATGGAATTGCATATGTTGAAGTATATAGTGGTTATAATGGTGTTTTAGATTATGTATTAAGTAATGGGGACACATTAATTGATACATCAAGCACTGCAGTAACGTATAACAACTTATTTCCTGGAAACTATACCATAACAGTAACTGATATCGATGGATGTGCAGTATCAACAGGGTTTACTATTACAACTGCGGGACAACTCGTTACGTCAGTACAAAAGAATAATTGTGTAAATGGAAATGACGGATCCGCCAGCGTTGTTATATATCAAGGAGAACCAACATTTACATATAATTGGAGTAATGGACAAACGGGTTCTACAATATCAGGACTTTCGGCGGGTAACTATTACGTAGAGATAACCGATAGTAACGGATGTTACGATATTCAGTACTTCTCAATTGATTGTAACGGAATCACACCTACATCATATCAATTGTTTAATGTTTGTAATAGTACTTTTACAACGACGGTTGGGACAAAAAGAGGACTTTCTGAAATGTTAAATGAAGGTTATTTAGATATAACTTCAGGTTATACGGGTTGTTCTTTAAATTCTGCAGAACTTATTTGTCAAGTTGATATTAATGGGAGCGCTTATACACAAACATTCTACACTGCAACAACTTTAAATGATGTTCCACAAGATACGGTTTGGCAAACAACCATAGAGGACATACTATCAGGTATACCACAAATCCAAAGTTATGAGATAAATTTATTAAATAATACACTTACAATATATTCTAATTGTGATGGTGATGAAGACCCATTATCTGATGCTGATTTTAGTTTAAGTTTAACTGTGGTTTATGATGTAACCTGCACGGGGACATTATGCCCAGCACCACCAGTAACATATGAAGCATTATACACATCAACATCATTTGCTAATGTTGGTAGTAGTATTTGGCCTTTATCTGGTGTTGAATCTGGAACTATATCATATTCAGGAGCACCTAATGAAATTCTTACAATGAGATTGACGTTACCAAATTTGATTAATTTTTCAGGAGGAACATCAATAAACGGCATTAATTACGATGAATATAGTGCCAATACATTTACCGCATCAACAAATAGTTCAGGGATTGGTACTTTAACATTAATATCTAGTGCCACAACACACACCAATGTTTACGGACAAAAAATACATTATTTAGAAATATTAAATTCAAGTTCAGGTTCCACTATTGGACCGCCGGGAACCGGTTCTTCATGGTTAAGATGGAGATACACTAGCCCAATTAGTGGTAATAAAAATATGATTGGGGTTAACGCAATTTCTGCAACAACAAGTGGCGATGCTTGCAACAATATTACTTATAATACATCATACAGAATAGGTAATATTGGTCTAACACCTAATGTGGGTTCTACGGTTTACTCAGGAACAACGGGAGCTAATATAGTAAATGGAAATAATAATTGGATTTCAGTTTATAATGCACCGGTACCAATAGGTCTTGGATACTATTCAGGGTTCATATATGATACTAAATATGTAATTCAAGTTGATGCTTCAGGTGTAATAACAAATGTTCAAACCTGTCCATAATGCCATCACAATTAATTATATCAGGAGAGACAGGAGGGACACCTCCATATCAGTTTTATGTATGTGACCAATACATGAATAACTGTTTTTTGTTGGGGTCAACAGGAACAACATATACACTTAACTCTTTTTTTTCATCAGCTCAAGTTTTACTAATCAAGTTAGTTGATAGTACGGGATGTTTGATATTCAAGTATGTTTATTGTCCTGCCGACACATTTTTTATATTAACTGAGACGGCACTCATAATAACCACAGAAAGTGGGGATAGATTAGTTTGGATATAGATGTTAATAGAAGTAACAGGAGTAACTAGCGGGCAGGCACCATATGACGTATTCATATGTGATGTAACAAACACCTCTTGTTTTTATGTATCGGGAACAACATTTATACCACCTACCGTAAGTTTTAATACTGAATATTATTTTCCTTACGAAAATAATTTAAACGTAAAAATAATAGATACAAATGGGTGCATTCATTACCAATCCCTAATCTGTGGACAAAAAATATTTCAAGATGGTAATTTATTTATTTTTATGGACGGCAACAACTATATGTTCGAATAAAATTAAAACAAAGTATTTATAAAATAAAAACATGCCGGTAATTTATCAAAGACTAACAGATAGAACACTATCTACAGGAGTAACAACTAATGATTTAATACATATTGTTATAACGGGAGATACTTCACAAGACCCTGATGGATCATCATATAAAGCGTCAATAAATCAACTATTTGATTCAATATCCGGATATTGTATAAATGATTTATACGTAAAAAATGTTCACGGTTGTTCCCCAATAACTGTTTGGGACGACACACACTTTTTATCTAATCAAATTTTACAAACTAATTCACCTGCAATATACAGTGGTAATACTACAAATTTAGGAGGAATTTTTACTTTTTTTAGTGCAAATACCGCAATACTACACTCAACAAATAATTTTAGTGATGGTAATAAAGCGTTTAATGGTTTTAGTTTTAGTGGTAATGCTGGTGGTGGATTGATGGGGTATGTGGGTACAGGATATACAAGAACAAACGTATCACCGACTGGTGTTAATTTTTGGAGAAATAAAATACAAATAAGAGGTAATGATTATGTTGACGGCATGATAATAAATCCTGCAGGTGGTAACACACAAGCAACGTTATGGTTTGAATTAAATGGTGCTGCCACAACAAAATTAAAAGGTGATGGTAACCCAAACACCACAGGATTATTAGGTTTAGGTTTAAATCCAGATGGAACGGAAGATCCGACAGCAACACTGCAAGTTGGTGGAACGGGAACTACAGGTACATTTAAATATATTGACGGAAATCAATCAAATGGTTATGTTTTAACTTCAGATAATGACGGAAATGCCGCATGGCAACCAAAAACAAACACATCCGCTTCTTATTATTCATTAATTAATCAACCAATATCTATTGCTGGTACAATATATACTATGAGCGCAGAAACGCAATCATTTGCGTCAGGTATTACAATTTCTAATGGTGGTAGATATACTTTTACATATGGAGGAATATATAATATTCAATTTTCCGCTCAATTAGAAAAAAATTCAGGAACCAAATCTAGAGTTTTTATATGGTTATTTAAAAATGGATCAAATTTACCAAATTCAAATACAGAAGTAACTTTAGACGGTGCTAACGGAGATAGATCTGTTGCGTCTTGGAATTTTTTAGAAAGTTTTAACGCTGGTGAGTATTTTGAAATTAGGTGGACGGCAAGTCAAAATAATACGTTTTTACAATACGAAGCGGCACCAACTTACGGTCCGGCAATCCCATCAGTCATATTAACAATATCCCAATCAAGTTAATACTTTATTTAAGAATATATTTTTATAATATTATTTTATGAAAATATTCGTACAAATAGCGTCATATAGGGACCCCGAATTATTACCAACAGTTAGAGATTGTATTAACAAAGCAAAATATCCTGAAAATTTAACATTCGGTATTTGTTGGCAAAGAGACGAAACCGAATCAATGGAAGAATTTACAAATGATGATAGATTTAAAATATTAGATTATCATTGGACACAAAGTAAAGGACTTTGTTGGGCTCGTTCAGAAATTCAAAAATTATGGAATGGTGAAGAATACACTATGCAGTTGGATTCACATCATAGATTTTTAAAAAATTGGGATGAAGAATTAATTGAAATGATGAAAATGACAGGTTCAGAAAAACCAATTATTACGTCTTATGCGGGTATGTACCGACCGTCTGATAACCAATTATTAAATGTCGAACCATATATGATGTTAGCATCTAATTTCACACCTGGAGGTACAATACTTTTTAGACCACACGCAATTCCAAATTGGCAAACTCTAGAAAAACCAATACCTGCAAGATTTGTTAGTGGGCATTTCTTTTTTACTATTGGAAAACATTGTGAGGAATATAAGTATGATCCGAATATATATTTTGCTGGAGATGAGATTAGTTTATCAATTCGTTCATACACGTTAGGTTATGACTTATTCCATCCACATAAAACTGTTGTTTGGCACGAATACACAAGAGAAGGAAGAACAAAACATTGGACAGACTTCAACCAAGAAAATAAAAATAATGGGGTTGTTGAAAAACAATGGTGGGAAATGGATAATGAGTCTAAACGTAGACTAAGACATATGCTACAAGAAGAAGATAATAATATTGATTTAACGATATATGGTTTAGGTGATGTTAGAACACATAAAGATTATGAGGATTATGCGGGGATTAACTTTAAAAACAGAATACTACATCCTGAAACAATGAAAGGTACAAACCCACCAATAAATGACAAAACTGATTGGTATAAAAAATTGGAAAAAACATATAATTTAAATCTTTATATACCATTTACAGATAATTTTAATTTTATTTATATTGGAATTGAAGATGAAATGGGTAATGTTATCCATAGACATGACTTATTTCAATACCAAGAATACTTAAAAATTGACTTAAAAACATTTGAAAAACCACATAAGTGGATATATTGGGTTAATAATAAAAATGGTGAATGGATTAATAGGATAGATTTCTCTTTAACACTATAATTTTATAAATCATTTTAAATAAAATAAACTTTAGATTATTTATATAATAAAGTTAAAAATCGATGGCTTTAGTAAACATTCAAAACTGTATAAATAGCAGCGTTAATTTTAGGGTTTTAGGTTGGAGTTATTCGACAACACTTGGACTTGTATTTAACATTACCGGTGATACCGTAATCCCTGATGGTTGTTACACTATCGGTTCATTAGCTAGTGCTACAGTAACCATTGATGGTGTTGCTACTTTAGTCACTGATTGTAATGATTATTTATGTACAGGATATTGTGAAAATAATTATTGTGTAGATATAAGTATTGATTCTTATAGTGGGTATAATGGTACTTACACAATGTATGGTGATTATGATGGTTACTATTATTGGACAGGTGGAACTAGTCCTGGATATTTATTCTTTAATGGAACTAATTGGTGTTTAAGTAATAGTTTAGGTGGAAGTTGCGATTTTTTTGGACAAAACCCAACATCTAACGGATGTCCTGATTTAGATAGTACCGTTTTTTATAATGGTTCGTGTACACCACCACCAACACCAACAGATCCGTGCTCTGATTTAGATTTTGACGTATTACTTGAATGTGATATACCTACACCAACTCCAACACCGACTCCAACACCGACTCCAACACCGACTCCAACTCCAACACCGACAGCCGATTTATGTAGTGGTTTTACCGCGAATATTTCTACAACCACCACTGGTAGCACACCAACTCCAACACCAACACCAACACCTACACCAACCCCTTGTCCCGTAACACCATCAGCAGATACCGTAACATTTGTTGTTGATAATGGAAGTTTTGTTTGTTCATCAGTTAAAGATTTATTGGACTGTGATACGGGAGAACATTATTATATAACAGAACAAATAACATATTCAGGATCGGCAATTAGTACAGGAACTACGTTCTTAGCACTTTTATATGGAAGTTCTTCTAATCAAATACAATGTGTTACTTATTTAGGTACGACAACAGCATCAAGCAATAGAAACTTAATACAAGTGTTAGATGTATATAGTGGATGTTCTGTTTGTGTTACACCTACACCAACTCCAACACCAACCCCAACTCCATTATGTTATTGTTACACAATTTCAGGAAATAGCGGTTGTACTATTACTTGGTTAGGATGTTCAGGTAATTCAGAATCATTAATATTAACAGGTGACACTTCTTTTGGTATTTGTGCACAAGAAAATTCAGTTTCGTTTAGTTGTGTGACAGGAACAACTAATATAGTTTCAGGGGGTACTTGTACAGGGGACACTGAATGTGTATTACCAACGCCACCGTCATATCCTATGGGAACACAATTTATATTTACATCATGTACTAATAATACAATGATAATACAAAACGCATATCCACCAATTAATGTGGTTATTGGGGATATCTTAAAAACAACAGGGGATTGTTATAATTATATTGGTAATTATGTTGGATATACACCACCTGCTGGATTTATATCTGTAACGCAAGATACCTTTACTGCAACAACTGCAACAACATATACAACATGTTTAGAATGTTTAGTACCGGAACCAACACCAACACCAAAATACAAAGAGTGGATAGCATCAGGAGAATTTTCACTTTCTTGTCCAGTTTGTGAGCTTACAAACTTTGGGGTACCTGCAAATTTCTTTACGGCATTTAATGTTAATACAATACAAACAGGGGTTTATGTATATGAAGATAGTTCATTAAGTACACCTTTAAGTGTTACATACATAAAAGTACCTATAAACCAAAGTGGTAATGCAACATCTCAAATATTTGAGGTTAATGGTAATGGTAAATTAACATTTAAGTGTACACCAAACGGAAACTGTTAAAATTATGGCAACAATAGTAACAATAGTAACAATAAATTCAGTAACATCAGGAACATCACCATACGATATATGGGTATGTGATGATTGTTATGGGACATGTCAATATATAGACACTACTTCAACAATACCATATTCATTCACATTACCATCAGTATTTGAAACATACTTAACATATGTTATAAAAATAATAGATGATAATGGATGTGTATATTGCGATAACGAATTAAATTATAAACAGTTCCAAGATTCAGATTTATTTGAATTTATGGATGGAACACCATATCAATTTCAATAAACTTATATATATATTATAAAAAACAAATGGCAAAATTAACAACGAGATCATTGGCAAGTGGAGCTACTTTAGATGATTTAATACACATTGTAATAACAGGTGATACATCACAAGATCCTGATGGTTCTTCATATAAAGCAACATTAAGTCAATTATCACCACTTTTTACTGGTACCACATTTTCAGGTGGATCAGGTAACTGTATTACTGACTTTTATGTTACAAACATTCACGGATGTTCCCCAATATCTATATGGGATGAAACACAAACAAGAGCATCAAACGCTTATGGTGAATTATCTTTTGCGTTGGGTAATATTACAGAGACATGGGGTGATTTTTCATACGCTAATGGACAAAGAACAAGGACAGGTTCGGATAATGGTTATTTGGTAACAGGGTGTACTGCGGGTGTTTGTACATTAGATTCGTCATATGGTGACACAACAGTTGATTATACTACAGGGACAACATCTTTTATTGTATTTGATGATATGTCATATTCGGCTAACTACTCAACATATGTTGCATCTGTAAGTGCTGTAACATTCAATGGGACAAATACTATTGTTTATTTAAATGACATAAGTGTTAATACTTTTGGACAACCAGGGGTAATATCAAATACATATCCACCAAACGTATGGAATGGTGATCAAGTATTTGGAGGCAAATTTGCTAACGCAAATGGTAGTGGTTGTATTGCTATCGGGCAATCATCAAGTTCTGAAGGTGAGGGGAGTTACAGTATTGGTAACGCATCTTCTTCTCGTAATATTTCAGCCGCCTACGGACCATATAGTTCATCTGAAGGTAATAGCACGTTTTCGTACGGTGTTGGCGCACACTCCGAAGGTAATAGCACTTTAGCAATTGGTAACGCATCACATGCTGAAGGTTCATTTACCGAATCTATAGGAAGCTCATCACACGCTGAAGGAACTTACTCTAAAGCTAAAGGTGACTACTCACACGCTGAAGGATCATCAACATCAATTGGAATATTCTCACACGCGCAAGGAGATTCGTCTATAGCTTTAGGACAATATGCTCACGCACAAAACAAAGGAACCATTGCTTACGGAGGTAGTTCACACGCAGGTGGAGTCGGATCAGTATCGGGAGAGTTGGCGTTTTCACATGGGGAGTTAAACTACGCTCATGGTAATTGGAGTGTTGTGATAGGTGGTAGAATGAATACTGTTCAGTCAGGAGTAACTTCTGGATCGACAATCATTGGTAGTGATTATAGCTCAATTTCAGGTGTATCTGTTAGTGATGATGTTTACCATTCGGGGGTTTTTGTTGGTTCAGGACATACAATCACATCATTTAATTCTGCAATAATTGGAGGTATAAATAATAATGTTAGTGCACCTGGAAGTGTTATATTAGGAGGGAACTCAATAAGTGCAATTAATAGTGACACAACGTATGTACCTAATTTTGTAATTACAGAGTCATACACACCAACAAGTAGTGCAGACACCGCAGGTGAACCTGGATCAATAACATGGGATAATACCTATCTTTATTATAAAACAAATACAGGTTGGAGAAGATTAAACGGATCAACATTCTAATATGGGATTATTAAGTGGAAATAGTTGTAATATAATAACAATCTTACCTTTAGGTTTAGAATGTGATAGCATTAACGCATCAACACCTGAATCAACTAACGGGTTAATTGCTTTATATGTGACGGGTGGTACATCACCATATAATGTTACTTGGGACAATGGTTCACAAGGCACATTATTAACAAATTTAAGTCCCGGTAATTATACTGCAACTGTAGTCGATTACTATGGAGATTTTACCGCAACAACAACATGTACTGTAGGCTACGACACTTTCTATCTTGAAGTATTAGAAAATTGTGAAACACCAAATAATAATATATATTATTTAGCAGATTTAACTAACCCACTTAATAATGGCTCAATATATCAATTAACAACACAAATAGGATGTTGGATAAGTAATGGTACTACCACATATACAGGACAAACATATATTGGAAATTTCCCAATATATTCTGCTGGTCCTTTTACGGGTTGTACAGATTGTTTACCACCACCAACACCGACACCTGTCTATCCTTATAACTTATGTTTGGAATTTAGTAGACCTAATAATTTATTACAATTTAATTTTACTTCAGGAGGAACAATAAATGGGTATCCATCTTGGACTAGCAGTACACAAACAATTTATTATAATACAGGAACAACACAATGGAATGTTAGTGGATGGACATATGCTGGAGGATTATATTTACAGTCACCAACAATACCACCAACAGGATATTGGACATTAACAGGTCCGTTATCATATAATTCAACTGTATATGTTAGTTCAGGTTTATGTCAAACACCTCCATTAACAATGTTGGTTAACAAAACAAACCCAACATGTTCAACAACAAGTAATGGTAGTATAACAATAACACCAAACGGTGGTTTAAGTCCATATACATATTCTATAGACTCAGTTAATTATCAAGCATCAAATAGTTTTGTAGGTTTAGTTACCGGTACTTATACGGTATATGTTAAGGATAGTGTAAATACAATAACAAGTCAGACGGTTACCTTAACCCCACAGCAGTTATTTCAAAATTATAACGTAAATTTAACATTAACACCCGGTTCAAATGTAACCGTAGGCAATGCAACAACAAAAACATCCAATTGGTCTATAAATGTTAGTCCATACCCATTACCTGTAGGCACAGTAATCAATATGGATTTATTATTTAACATCAATACAACCGCATATACAATCACTTCACCATCAATCACGTATAGTAACAATATTACAACAAACCAAACAGGAACGTTTACCATATCATCACCAACAACAGGACCGACAGTAGGATCAACGTCTTTTAATCCTGTATGTGAAGGTGGGGATATAAATTTAAGTTCTTACACAACATCCTATAATGTGCAATTATCAGGTAGTGGTACCATAACGGGTACTATAGTACAATACATAAACACACCTTGTGTTGAAAGAGATCATTGTAACTTATTTGCTAATATAAAAGATAGTGTAAACATACAAAATATAACAATAAGTCCTATATTATGTAAGTCAGTTAACTCCTCAACGGCACCGCAACAAGTAATCCTTACAAAAACAGGTTTAATTTGCCCAAGACCACCAAAGAGGTTTTAAATAAAAAATAAAAAATTAGTATTTATATAATATGTCATACATCATTAAAAATACCGCAGCATTAATTAACACATTAATTACTGATGCTGCGAGAAGAAAAATATCACAAGGTAAATTCGACATCGCATATTTTCAAGTTGGGGATAGTGAAGTTTGTTATGATTGTATATCAAACATGGACATGGTTGATTATAATGTTTTAATGCCACAATACAACGCTCAAAATTTATCACCAGTACCACAAAAAAACAGAATGCATGTAAAGTATCCATTATTTATCGACTCAACATCAGGATGCACATTCGGTGTTCCTTTTGATAATTCATATATTGATAGTGTCTATAATAGTGCGGCACCAAGAGGATTTTTTACCGGTTCAACAGGATCTTCTATTAGTTTTAGTGCATTTACATCTTCGGCATATACTATAAATCCTAATTTTATTGTTGATAATAGTACTTTACATTCGGGTACAGTAATTACACTGTCAGCAACAACTATAGACCCATCGGCTTCGGGTACTGTAACCCCTGGAATGTTTTTAACTTTATTTAATACCGACACTTTACAACCATTATCGGCATCAACACCTATGTTTACTTATTTAGTCGTTTCTGTAACAGGAGACAGCTCAACAGCAACAACAATAGATATTCAAGTTGATAGGACATTACCTAATTTCGGTTCTTTAGGAATTACTGGATTATCAAGTACTATGTTTTATCCTAGTGGAATGACAGTGATGTATGATACATTTACACCAGAACCATTTTGGGCTAACGACGTGATTAATTTTGAGACAAATTGTGACGTTTCGCAAAGAAATGTTTACATATGGAATATGAATATTCCTTGGACTGAATCACCTGCAGGATTGTTCAGTAATACCTACCAAGATTACAACCAATTTAAATCTACAGGATATACAAACACAAAAGAATACTTAGGGTATAATAGCCAAGAGGGACAATTGGATACTGATTCAGTTTATTATTACAATTCTTTTTTAGAAAAAATTACGGTTACTCCCGAAGAACAAAAGGCAATTGCTATAGTCCATTATACAAACCAATCTATTGATAATTTTTATGGTGAAAAATTTGCAATGGAGGATTATGATTCAACAAATCCAGGAAACACAGGACAAGCTAGAAATTTCAAACTTTCTATTCCTTGGTTAATGTGGCACAAAAATCCAAATGCAACTATAGGTGAAGTTTTTTATACTGATCCGTCAGGGTTCACAACTCAAAACTTATTCCAAGTACACTATATGAAATCTAAAAAAGATTTAAATTTTAATGCACCTGGATTAAGATATTACCACTTATGGGATGCACACGCAAATACTAACGGTGTACCAAATAGGGTTGGTAAAGTTTTTCCTGATTTAAAAATGATTGTTTTTGATGATGATGAAATAATTGCGGCATTAAATTATAAATCAAATAGAAGTTGGACGTTACCGGCACCTAAACTTGGGTTAGTAACCCCAAATACTTTTAGTGGTGTTTTAGGTGGAACCGCAGGATTATTAACAGGAGATACTGAAACATTGTTTTTAACTTATTTATTTGAAAATACAGGATTTACTAATTCATTACATTGTAACTACTACTCAACGATTACAGGTAATGATCAAAGTTTACTACCGGGAGCATCAGATATATTAGTAAGATTTGGAAACGAGTTCCCATTTTTACAAGAAAACTTAACAACGATACCTTCAGGTTTTACTGCAAATAACATTAAAATATTAGCACAAAAAGTACCAAGTGGAACAACCAGACCTTCGGCAACTTTGTGGAGAGAAATTGATGTATACAATCAAATATCAGCAACAACGGTAAATAATTATTTAACACAAACAGGTATGACAGGTACCACAATACAGATTACTAAAAATATGTATGATACGGCACCTACATATGATTTAAATAATTACATACAACTACCACAAGTAGGTCAAACAGGTTTAACTTTGAATTTTGGAGGTGAGTATTACTTTTTTGGTAATATTGAAACAGACATTCAAGCAACAATTTATGTAATGAATTTTCTTTGTAATTTAGGACAAACACAATTCTTTGATTCATCTAATCCTACTTGGGACGGATCGACACCACCATACATCACTGAAGTTGCTCTTTACAATGCTAATAAAGAACTTATGGTTATATCGAAGATACAATCACCCGAAAAAAGACAGGGAATACAGCAGTATCCGATTAAGTTAGACTTTTAAGTAATATGTCCGAAAATTTAGATTTTAAAAATACACCCAAAGTACTTGGGTTAGATATCTCTACCAAAACAATCGGTTGGAGCTTGTTTGATATACAAACAAAAGAACTTTTAGAATTAACACATTTCTCACCTGTAATAAAACCAAAAGTGGACGATAAAATTTTAGAATTAATTTTAAAAGTAAAAGCTTTTGAAGAAAAATTAGAAGGTTATAGAAATTTAGGAATCACTAAAGTTGTTATAGAAGAACCACTACTCAATTCAAATAATATTTGGACAGTAGGGACACTATTAAGGTACAATTCAATGATTACTAAATCTATATATGATATTTTAGGAATCGCACCTAACTTTATATCAACATATAATTCAAGAAAATATGCTTGGCCTGAGTTTGTTCAACAAAACGATAAAGGTAAACATGTTTTATTTGGGGGATTACCAAAAGATATTGATAAGAAAGAACTTATTTGGAAAAAAGTCTCAGACAAAGAACCACAAATACAATGGTTATATACTAAAAATAATACTCTTAAAAAAGAATGTTATGATATGGCAGATTCTTATACTTGTGTTTTAGGTTATATGAACCAAGAAAATATTTGGTAATCACCGTTTTTTTTTTGTTTAGTATATATTTATAATTAAAATAAAATATGAAAAGAATTATAAAATTAACAGAATCGGATCTTGCAAGACTTGTTAGAAGAGTAATAAAAGAATCTGAATCAGGAATATCTAAATTAGATATGAAAGTTAGAGGAAAATATTTTACCTTAGTCGATCCAACATGTGGTTTAGAAATAATGGAAGTAAACTTGGGTGGAGCTTCTTGTGAAACACCTACTGATGATATGTTAGGATGTAACAGCATTTTACATGTTGAAGATATTTCAAATAGTGCTAGGTATTTTGATAATGAACCCCAAGAAGGTTGTAATAGAAAATTACACAGATTTTTAATGGATAGAGGTGAAGACTATGATGGGATAGGTGATCATAAATTAGAGTTATTTTATGATTGTGAAGAAAATCAATTATATTTAAGAGGTAAGAAAAAATTCTTTGGAGGTAGACAACAATTTGAGATTGAATGTTCAGAATTAGAAGGTATTTGTTATGATTATTGTGATGCGTCTGATGAATAAAAAAATAATATATATAATATGAACCCACCCAAAAGGTGGGTTTTTTGTTGTTTGACTATTCCCCCTTATTTCTTATCTTTTATGTATGAAAGAAGAGTCACTATTAGTCGATCTTATAGAGAATATTTTTGGTGAACCTAAAAATTTAAATGAATACAGTGGGCAGATATCTGTTGATTGCCCTGTTTGTTCCTATGAAATAAAAGGTTTATCAAAAACAGATGGTAAGGGAAATTTAGAAATAAATTATATTAATCACGTTTATAAATGTTGGGCATGTGCAGAGACACATGACACACACGGACATTTAGGAAAACTAATAGAACAATTTGGTTCAAAAAAAGACAAAAAAACATACAAACTTATACGTCCTGACAAGGTAGAAAAAAAACAAAAAGTTTATAAAGACTTAGAACTACCAAAAGAGTATAAAAGGTTTGAGGAAATACACCCAATCCATTTACCAAGAAAAGAAGCTTGGAACTACCTTAAAAAAAGAGGAATTACTCAAGAAACAATAGATAAATATAAAATTGGACTTTGTATTGAAGGAGAATATGCGGGTCGTATTATTGTTCCATCATTTAATAAAAAAGGTGAATTAAACTTTTTTGTATCAAGGTCATGGAACCCAAGAGCAAAATTAAAATACAAAAACCCTGAAGCAGCAAAAGACTTTCTTATTTTTAACGAAAGTTTAATTGATTGGAAAAAGGACATATACCTTGTTGAAGGAGTGTTTGACTCATTTTTCTTAGACAATTCAATAGCACTTCTTGGAAAGTATGTTAATGACAATTTATGGGAAAAATTATACGAGAAGGCAAAAAAAGATATTATAGTTTGTCTTGATGGTGATGCTTTTACAGATGCTAAAAACATATATGACAAATTAAACGGAGGAAAACTTTATGGTAGAGTTAAACTAATGAAACTACCAAAAGATAAAGACGTTTGTGATCTTAGAGGTCAAATAAACGAATACATTGTAGAAGAAAAAGAATGAAAGACATAAAAGAAGTTGCAGAAGACATAAGAAATGTCTTATCAATAAGACGAAATGAGTTAAATTTAACTTTTAAGGAAGATGGTCACGAATATACCATGTCTGATATTGATGGAAAAATAAGAAAAGATTTTCCATCCGTATCAAAAGTAATGAAACTATTTTACGATGAGTTTCCGACAGAACAGGCTGCTTATAATAAAGCAAAGGGGGACTCATATGTTATGCAAACATTACTTGCAGAATGGGCTGAAGAAGGTAAAATATCTACAAACATGGGAAGTAGAGTTCACTACGAATTGGAGATAGAAACAATTAAAAGACACAAGTTAAATAAGGTGGTTAGACAACCACTTTATGAGTGCGATATGAATATGATTATGAAAGGTGATCGTATGATTAAAGCTGGTTATAGATTTTTAAAATTAATGGAAGAAAGAGGTGCGGTATTAATTGACACAGAAATTGTTTTAGGTGATCCCGAACTTGGATACGTAGGACAAGGAGATACTTGCTGGTTGATTTTAAATAAAGAAAAAACTGGTTTTGGATTTATAATAACCGATTATAAAACAAACAAAAAGAAAAACATGGAAACCAATGATTATACAAAACCTATGAGAGAACCTTTTAAACATTTACCTAATAATGCTCTTGGTCACTATAACACACAATTACCTCTCTATGGTAAGTTATTGTTAAAGATGTTAAAAGGGACTAAATATGAAAACATTCCGTTATTGGGTTGTATAATTATTCACTTAACAGATGAACAAGATTTTACAGAATATCGAGTAGAAAGAAAAGTTATTGATACTATATTAAATATGGACATCAAAGAACGTTTGTTGACAAAATAAATAAAATAATTTATAATTTAATATGAAACCAGAAATAACAATCGCATGGTGGTATAATACTACTTGGGACAAAGAAGGAGAAAAAATAAAAATAAAATATAAAACAAAATGGAAGAAATCATCAAACCAAAAATAAATCTAAGAGAACAACCAACAGTTGATTGTGAGAAGTGTGAATCAATTTATTTTAAAGAAGTGACTATTTTAAAAAAAGTATCAAAGATATTGACAGGTAGTCCTGAAGACACTATTGTACCATTCCCAACATATATGTGTAATGAGTGTGGGAATGTTAATGAAGATTTTAAATTATTTGATAAGTGATGGAAATAGGTAAAATGACAATTAGTCAAGTGTATCCCCACCTCAAAACTGTGGCACTTGCTTATGGATTAAGATTAAACAGGGCTAAAGAGTTTAAGTTCGCAAGAATTGTATTAGCAAACCTTTATAGTAGAGAATTGGTATGACACACAAAGAATTTTATATTTGGTTAGAAGGATATCTTTATGGTAAACTTGAAAATAAGCATATTGATATAACACCAATAGTTGAGAAGATGGGTGAAGTAAAAGATGAACCAAAGTTTGGAATCGCTGAACCTTATAGAGTACCTATACCAGTAAACCCATTCCCAATTAAAGACGATCCTTATAAACCGCCATACGAAGTATATTGCGGAGATAAAACACAATTAAATGATTAAAAAAATCATACATTTTTCGGATTTACATATTCGATTGTTCAAAGACCATAACCTTTATAGGTTAATACTTGAAGATGCAATCAATCAGTGGAGAGAAATTAATCCTGATAGAATTGTATTCACGGGAGATTTAGTTCATTCAAAAAATCAAATGACACCTGAACTTATTGAAATGGTTAGTTGGTTGTTAAAAGAATGTTCATATGTTGCAAAAACAATTATCATACCTGGTAACCATGACTTCTTGGTAAATAATATTGAAAGATTAGATGCCTTATCACCAATCATAGATTCATTAAATAACAAAAATATTGTTTATTATAAAGATAGAGGTGTCTATGAAGATGAAAATGTTAGTTGGTGCGTCTATTCACAGTATCAAGGTAACATTCCACCTGAAATTAGTGAAGCAAAAGGTATAAAAGTAGGTTTATTCCATGGACCAATACAAGGTATGACTACAGACTTGGGTTATGACTTTGGTGATCATGCATACGACACAGAAAAGTTTGATGGTTTAGAAATCGTTTTATGTGGAGATATCCATAAAAGACAAGAGTTTAGTTTTAAAACAGGTAAAGGTTATATGATTGGATCACCAATACAACAAAACATTGGTGAGAGTATCAGAAATCACGGTTTCGGAACCTATGATTTCGAAAATAAGGAATACACTTATACCGATCTTGAAAACCCGAAACCTTTTTTAAAGTTTTCAATAAAATCTTTTGAAGACATTGAAAATGGAACTGAAGTTTTAAAAAATGTTTAACATTGATAAAAAATATAATTCTGACATACTTTTATATTGTGAAGTTAATGATATAAAAGATGTAAAATCATTTGTAACAAAATGTTTCAAAAGAGGATTTGATTTAGAAAAATACGGATTATTAGGAAAACCACTTAATGAAGGTGAAAAAGACTTAAAAACGGACGGAAAAGAAGAAAAACATGTAATAAAAGAAGTTATTGTTGAAAAACGGGTAGAAATACCTGTTGAAGTGATAAAAGAAGTAGAAAAAATAGTTGAGGTACCTGTTGAGGTAATAAAAGAGATAATAGTTGAAAAGGAAGTCATAAAAGAAGTACCTGTGGAAAAAATTGTGACAATTTATGACAACAGTAGTGAAACTGAACTATTAGGAAAAATCGAACAGTTGGATCAAAATATTTTCTACTTAAATGAACAAATAGAGTCAGAAAGGAAAATTTTTTCCACTAAAATAGAAGAAATGGAAAATAATTTCCAAAATACGGACAATAGCAAACTTCAAATGTTACAAAAAACAATAACAAATTTGAATGTTGAGATTAGAGAATTAAAAATAAAAAACAAGGATTTAGAAAATAAACTGTTAGAACAACCAAAAGAAAGTGATTTTACAAGAGCAAGATTTCATGGAAGTTCTAACCTAAACGAAGATTTATACAAATAATATGAATTTATTAATTTGGGCAATAGTTGCCTATGGAATGACAAACATTTTGGTTTACGGATCAATATTTAACGGATTAAGGCAAAAAATCCATAATTGGGGTAATAATGAATACGCACCATTTAACTTTTTTGGGAAGTTTTTATCAGATCTTATATCTTGCGTACTATGCACATCAACTTGGGTTGGATTCTTTTTATCTTTAGCATACTTCTCACCAAACTCAGATATTATTGGACTTAATAAAATTTTATCCGTATTCTTTGATGGTATGTTATCTGCCGGTTTTGTATGGGCAATAAATGCAATAATAGAATGGTTTGAAGAAAATCGACCAAGTAATAACAAGTAATAATAACTAATAATGGGAAAAGCAGCAAAGGCTCATAGAGCAAAAGTGGCGAAAAGAAACGCCAATCTGAAAGTACAAGAAAAAAGAATGCAAAAACTTTGGCAGGCGGCATTTGAAGAACAAATGGAAAAAATGAAAGAACAATTTGCGTCGATGTCAGGAGACACAATGTCAGGATTAACAGGATTATTACAAGATGAGGAAAACATACAAGGAGAAACAACACAAGAAGGATTCGAATCAACTGAACCTATTCAAGGAGAGTAAACCGTTTAATTATAGTATAATGACAAAAGATTTAGATTTTTCAAAGTTTGATAACCCAACAATCCAAGTTGTTTGGGAAGACAATAATGAAAATTTTACCCAAGATAAGATTAAGAGTGTTAAACATTACTTTCAAAAAAAGTATAACACAACAAATGTCAATGTAATAACAAAGGTTAAAATCGAAAAAGAAGAGGGTGAACAAACAGTTGATGTCTCTGTGAATATAATGGACACAAATTACCAAATTGAGCTACTCAAACAGTTTATTACTGGTAAAAACTATGACAAACATTTGGATGCAATTTTAAACCATAATAAAATGGTTGAAAACAAAATGCAAGAAACCGAAACGGAGAACGCAGTTTTTAAGAAGTGGTTTATAAAAAATATCGAGTTCTCAAATTTTCTTTCTTATGGTGAAAACCAAAAAGTTGATTTTGAAAAAACAAATGGACTGACAGTTATCGAATCAAACCCACCTAACTTTGGGGGTAAAACTGTTTTATCGGTGGATTTACTTTTGTTTTTATTCTTCAATGAAACAACAAAAACAACAAAGGCTGAAGAAATCTTTAACAGATTTACTGATAAAGATAAAGTAACTGTTAAGGGTGAAATTGTTATCGATGGTGAAGAATATATTATTATTAGAAATATCGAAAGAAAGTTATCTAAAAAAGGCGAGTGGAATGTTAAAACAGAGCTAGACTTCTTTAAAAAACTATCAGACGGAACACTTCAAAACTTCACAGGAGAACAAAGAAGAGAAACTGAAAAGTTCATTAAAGAATCTATCGGAACAAAAGAGGATTTCTTGATGACTATATTAACTACCGCAACAAACCTTGAAGAGTTAATCGATTCAAAACCAACTGCGAGAGGTCAGGTACTTTCAAGATTTATGGGTCTTGATTTTTTAAGAAGAAAAGAAGAAGTCGCAAAATCAATATATTCTGACTTTTCAAAATCAATGTTATCAAACATCTATAACACTGAACAATTAAAAACAGATAACGAAAACAGTGAAACAAAAATAACTGAACTAAAATCTAACATTGAAACGTATAGACTTGAATTGATAAATATCGATACAAATCTAACAAAGGGTAGGGATTATCGTGATGATATGTTAAGAAAAAAACATACCGATATTGATGTTGAGTTAAGTAGAATGAACCCAAGTCAAGTGAAACAAGAGATTGAAGGACATGAGTTTCAAATCGAACAAACAAGATTGAAACTTAACGAGCTCAATGTCGTTGAACCAAAAGAATTCTACAAAGAAGATGAACACGATAAAGTAAAAGAAGAATATAACAACGTATTTAAAGAGAAGGTTCAATTGGATACTAAAATATCTGAGATTGAAAAATTGAAATCTGAAGTTAAAGGTGGCATCAAATGCGAACATTGTGGAATTGACTTGATGAATGCTAGTATAACACAATTAAAAATATCAGAACTTGATGGTTATATTAGGCAAAAAGAGGAAAAAGAAGGATTAATGACTGTTTTAACAGGCAAAGATAAGGGATTCGTTGAGATTAAAAGACAGTTCGATGAGTATGAAAAAAACAAACTTATCAAGGAAAAACACGAAGCAACTATTGAAAATTACCAGTTAAAAATAGGAGGACTTCAAACTAAGTTAACCGAATATGATAAGATGCTTGATAAGATTAAAGCAAATGAACATATTGATTCTATGTTAATAAAGGCTAATTTGAGACTTGAAGAACTTGATAGACAAAAAACACAAAAACAAAATCAGATTAATAGTGACGAGTATTCTATCAAAACTTTAGAAGAAAAAATTAAAACAAACCTAAATAACATTATTAAAATTTCTGAAGAACAAGAAAAAGAAAAAATATATAAAATATATTTGGAGGCTTATGGTAAAAACGGTATTTCTAAAATAATAATGAAAACCATGATACCACTTATTAATTCTGAACTTCAAAGATTAATGGAAGAAAGTGCTTATTTCAAACTACAAATTCAAATTAACGATAAAAATGAAGTTGAATTTACTATGATAGATAACGGTACAGGAATTGAAAAATTAATGTCATCAGGAAGTGGATATGAAAGAACAATCGCATCACTCGCTTTAAGATCAGTATTGAGTAAGATATGTAGCCTTCCTCGTCCCAACATTATTGTTTTTGATGAGGTGTTTGGAAAAATATCAAATGAAAATTTAGATATGGTACACAATTTCTTTACGGCAATTAAAGACTTTTTCCCGACAATATTAATTATAAGTCACTCTACAATTGTTAATACTTGGGGGGATAACACTATCAAAATAGTGAAAGAAGATAATATATCAAAAGTTTTTCAATAAACTAGTGACCAATTAGAATTTTATTCTTATATTTGTATAAATAAGTGTAAAATGACAAATAAGAAAATTTTGGTTAGGGATTTAGTTATTCATTTAAAAAAACTTGGGTTTGCTAAACACCTTGTTGATTATATCAATAACGAAATTCCTTTAACCATATTCCCTATTGCAAATAGAGAAGGTTTAACAATAAATGAATGGGTTAAAGACGTTGAAGATGATACAAAACAACACACAGTATTAACAACCACTAGGTTGTCTTATGATGGTGTTAAATCATTTTTAGTTTATAGGTTTAATAAAATTTTATCTTTATATAAAGATGCAAATATTAAAGTACTTAAAATTACTGAAGTAACAAATAATGATGAAGTAGAAGGTAAATCTTTCGATGCTATATTTGAGTTTAATGGTAATATTGTAATCATAGAAATAAAAGTAACACAAAGTGATACAGGGTTTACTGGTGCTACACATACAACATCAAAGGCTAATACTTATCTTTTAATTTCCTTAAAAGTTAACAGAAATAAAAAAGTAATAGTAAATGAAAAATATATTGATGGTTTGTTCGCTATGATGATTAATTTAGAAAAAACAGAATGGAAAGGAGAACCAAAAAAATCAAGTAGCTTCACTTCATTGAAGTTATCATCAAAAGATAATCATGATGAGAATATTATTTGTGGTAAACTCAAAAAAAATAAAGTTAATAAAAAGATAATTTTTGAAAAAATATGAATGAAGTAATATTGGGCAACGCTGTTGAAGTATTAAAAACTTACGAAGAAAATACATTTGATTTAACTGTAACATCCCCACCATATGATAATTTAAGAACTTACAATGGTAAAATAAAAGATGAGGTAACATATGAGGATGGTTTTTCATTCCCATTTGTTGAGATGGCTAAAGAATTATATCGAGTCACTAAAAAAGGCGGTGTAGTTGTTTGGGTTGTTAATGATCAGGTGAAAAATGGTGGTGAAACGGGAAGTTCATTCAGACAAGCACTTAAATTTATGGATATTGGTTTTACCTTATACGATACTATGATTTACCATAAGAATGGTGCCCCCTTTCCTGAAACAGGTAGGTATTCTCAAGTATTTGAATACATGTTCATCCTATCAAAAGGTAAACCTAAAACTGTTAATCTACTTAAAGACAAACCTAACAGATGGGCAGGACATAGTAACTTTGGGGATCCGTCAAAAAGAGAAAAAGATGGAAATCTTAAAAAGGTGGATAAGTTTGTTGTGTCCGAGTTTGGGACAAGATATAATGTTTGGTATATAAACAACGGAAAAGGGTTTTCAAGTAAAGACGATTTAGCTTTCCAACATCCGGCAATATTTCCTGAATCTTTAGCTGAGGATCATATCCTATCTTGGAGTAATGAAGGAGATTTAGTTTTAGATCCAATGTGTGGTAGTGGTACTACTTTAAAGATGGCTAAACTTAATAATAGAAATTATATTGGTATAGATTTAAATGAAGAGTATGTTGATTTATCTAAAAAAAGAGTAGATAATTTATTACCATATACAGAAGAAGAACCAAACCCAAAAGTTAAGTTTATTCTATCTAAAGAAGACGCTTTACTAAAAAGAAAAAACAATAAAACACTTAAATAAAATATTTATTAATGAATTATGTTTGGTGTTAGTGAAAAAATTTATAACTTTGTATTATATATTAAAAACAAATTGATGCGTAAAAAACAACCAAAAAAAGATCCCTCTTATATGTTATTTATATTTGGTGATTTTGATGAACAAGAAAATTTGGCAACAAATTTGTCCTCACAACTTTTAACAATCGTTAGTTCCCCCTTTTTAAAATTCACACATGGTGAGTATGGGGTTGTATTTCATTTTAGAAGTAAAGAATTATTCTCAGACTTAAAGGAATACATTGACATGACAATGTCTGAAATAACTGAACAGTATTTTTTAATGGAGGCAACAAAAAATATTGACATAAAGATGCCTAGAAAACTTAAGAAAGATTTTTTAAATATAGACGGAGAAATAAAAAAAGAACAAAGTAAAACAGGAGAAATTAATGTAGAATTAAAATTAAAAGAAAGAAGAGAAGAATTAAAAAATTTTACGTTTGAGTTTCTTTTACCTGCGGACTTCAATCAGATGGTTATGAAAAAAGAACCGGAAGAGATACCAACGGTAGATGAAATATTAGACAAAATATCAGAGAAAGGAATAAATTCATTAACAGAGCAAGAAAAAGAGATTTTAGACAATTATGGAAAGAGAAAAGATGGAGGACATTAAGTCGTCAAACCCACTCAATCAAGATGAGATTCAAATCTATTTAAAAGAAATTAGAAAATATAAAGTTATGACTCCCGAGAGAGAGAAAACTTTATCACAACGCATTACATCTAACGATTGTAGCGAAAAAGAAAGAGAACATATCTATAAAGAATTACTTGAAGGTAATTTAAGATTTGTTATAACAGTCGCAAAACAATATCAAAATCAAGGAATAGATTTGGCAGATTTAATTGCTGAAGGTAACTTTGGGTTAATGAAAGCCATTAAAAACTTTGATTGGACTAAAAACAATAGATTTATATCTTATGCTGTTTGGTGGATTAAACAATCTATTCTACAGTCTCTTAATGAAAATTCAAGAACAATTAGACTCCCCGTAAATGTTGTACAAGATATGTACAAAGAAAAAAAGGAAAATGAAAAGACTAATAAAGAGTTGTCTGATAAATTTGCAACATTACCTAAAATCATAGATTTAGATATGCATATTAATGAAGATGGTGATACCCTTATTGATGTTATTAAAAATGACAATGTTGATTCACCTGATGAAGTTTTTTCCACTAAAGACGCTTTAAAAGAAAAAATGATGAATATCATGTCAATCTTGGATGAAAGAGAGAGACTTATTGTTGAGGATTACTACGGTATTTCAGGGACACCAAGAACTCTTGAGGATATTGGTTCTGATTTTAGTTTGACAAAGGAGCGTGTAAGACAAATTAAAGAAAAAGCTTTACGCAAACTAAGAAACGAATGTTCAGATTTATTTGAATATTTATGATAAAAAATTTGGATAATACAAAAAATCACCATATATTTGTATCACAAACGTTGACAGTTAACTAAACGTTTGTCGGGAAACTTACTCCTGGGGTCGTAAGTCGTCGAGACGCCGCGGTTAGTGTGTCGGGTTTAAAATCCTCGAATCGTACCGAAAAAATTTAAAAGGGTGGGTTTTTCTCACCCTTTTTGTATTTATATGATATGAAGTTATTAAACCAGTTGAAGAATTTAATCATTAACGAAACGGGAAGAAGAGAATCCGACGGAACCACCCTATTTTCAAAAGTTATAGATAATAAATTAATACAGCTTAAATCAACATACCACCAAAGAAAAGAAAGGTTCGGAGGTGATACGTATGATGAAATAGTAGATAAATACCAAGAATTTTTAGACACTAGAAAATCTAAATTTGCTATTGAACCAAGACTTGCAGTTCCTGATACTATGATAAGAACATTATTTTCAAATAATGTTGAAAAAATTTATGATTCATACGAAAAAGAAAATCCACAAAATAATCAAATTATTTTTGTCCACAGAAGAAAAGAAAATGAGGATAACAAAAAATTTAATTTTATGGAAGTACTATTTAAAAAAAAAGGTAATTTTTTTAGTATTATTACTTCTGCGTTTTCAGACGACGGAGAATTTTTAAAAACTAAAAACGAAGAAAAAAAGTCTAATAGAATAAGGTTAGAACAAAAATTCATCAATGAAATAAAAATCATTTATATTTAAAAAATGGGTTGAACCGAGATTACCCATACAACTCGGCGGAAGGTGCCTGAAGACACCAGGGTGAAATTCCCCAATTTTATTTATATGGTAAAATGAAACTACCCCCTTCATTGGTACCAATGAAGGGTTTTTTATTTATCTTTAATATTTATTAACTATAATATTATATTATGAAAGAAAAATTTTTACCCTGGTTTTTATTGTTTTGTGCTTTAGGTTTATCGGGCACGGCAGCATATTATAGTGTCGTTGGTTTATCGATAGTCTTTGTTGGTGTTGCTTTGCCGGTTATAATAATGGGGTCATTCCTTGAAATTTCTAAGATAGCTATTGCAACATATTTACATGACAAATGGAAAGAAACTTACGGAGTATTAAAGTTATATTTAACAATAGCACTTGTGACTTTGTCACTGATTACCTCACTTGGAATATACGGGTTGTTGAGTACTGGATTTCAAGGCAACATAGCAAAACTTGAAATAAATGAAAAACAAGTCAAAAATATTGAAGTAAAAAAGAAAAGATTTGAGGAAGTCAAAGACGAGTTGACTAAAGAAAAAAATACATTAGACGGAGATATAACCAAACTAAGAGATGGTTTATCAAATAACACAACCACCCAATCTGTAGATAATAAAACAGGACAAGTAATCACAAGGGCTAATAATGCCAATAGAAAGTCATTTGAAACTCAATTATCTCAAGCACAAGTAAGACGAGATACCATAGCAAAAAGAATAGATAATATGAATGATAGTATAACTAAACTAGATGTTGATATTTTGAATATGGAATCGGAGGAAATATCTGGAAGTGAATTAGGTGCTTTAAAATATGTTAGTGAATTATTAGAATGGAATATTAAAAGAGTTGCAAATTTATTTATATTGATTTTAATTTTCGTATTCGATCCGTTGGCAATTACTTTAGTTATTGCAACAAACCAGGCATTTAAAGGAAAAAGAAAAAAAGATGATTACACCGTAAATACACCTGAATACACAGTAGTTACCCCTCAAGTTACCCCTCAAGTTACCGAACAAGTACCGACTGAGCACCGAACAAGTACCGAACAAGTTGACGTAGATGAATCAGACAAATTAAACCCAACACAGGAGTTATTAGAATACTTAGAAAAAGTTTTAGATGAAAATTATAAAGTATCAGAAATAACAAACGAAACACCAATAAAACCAACTGAAGAAGAATTACTTAAATTAGAAAATTTATTATTAGAAAAAGAGGAAAATAAAGAAGAAGAAAAAATAGAAGAATTTGTAGTAGAGAAAAACCAAACACAAGAATCTAAACCTAAAAAATTATCATATCTTAATAGAGACGGTTATGGGAAATCTTTACGAATTAACAGATTTTAAAGAAAAAGGTGTAAACCAAAATAAAAAACAAATTATTTTAGCAGACACCAGGAGAGATTATAAAAATTATATCAACGCATTAAAGTACAGATATAATAAAAAAAATCCTTACTTACCAAACTATGTAATATCTAAAAATGGAGACAGGTACGAGATAATGAGTCCTGAAAAATACTCTGAGTTTATGAAAGATATCGACATAGATAAAAATTCAATAATTATTAGTATAGAAAATAACGGATGGTTAAAAAAAAATCCATTGGATGAAACGTACGTTAATTGGATTGGTGATATTTATAAAAAAGAAGTTTACGAGAGGAAATGGAGAGATTATTTTTTTTGGGACACTTATACTAAAAAACAAATGGAAAGTCTAACGCAATTGGTTAATGAACTTTGTGAAAAATTCAAAATACCAAAAGAATGTATAGGACATAATGTTAAATTTGATGGAGTCGAATACTTCAAAGGTATAGTTTCAAGAAGTAATTTTAATTTTGATTATAAAGACGTTAACCCTTCTTTTAATTTTAAAAATTTTAAACAACTATTAGAAAATGATAAATGAATATGATGAAATAAAGGCATTACTTAAAAAAACTAGAATGCTTATGGAGCAACCTGAGGCTATTAACCTAGCCAAAAGTATTGAAAATAAAATAGATGATGATGAAACTGAAATGTCATCTGAAGTAAATACTGATGAGGTTAAAAGAGATAAGAGTAAGACATATAGGATTTCTGGTGGACTTTTATCTTTACACGGGAAAGAAAAAAGAGATTTAGAACTAACCACAGAAGAAAAAACCGCATTTCAAGAAACTATGGATGAATTCGTAGAGGACGTTTCTGACTTATCGGATTTTGGGGTTTTAAATATGTACCAAAACGAAGTTCAGTGGAGCGGGAAAGTGATTGACTTTGATCTAGAGTTCTTCTTTTCAATTGGAGAAAACAATGGTGTATATATAAATGGAGATATGATTAAATTAGATGAAAAATTAACTGAATTAATTGGTAAATTAACAGGATTTTATGAAAAGTTTAAATCAAAATGGGCTAAAGTTATATCTACTAGAAAGAAAACAATACAAAAACCTCAATAATATGGAGACAGTAAAAAAGTATTATAAATATGTATTAGGTGGTATATTATTTATCGCTGTTTTATATTTAGTGGTTTATTTGGCAACACCAAAACCACAAATGTCCGAATTAGACAAATATAAATTGGAAGAACTAAACAAAGAGATACGCACTTTAGTCGAAAGTCAAAAAAAATTAGATTCACAAATAGAATCATATAAAATAGAATTGAATAAGATAGATTCTACTATCGCTAAAGTTAAGAATCAAAAAATTACCATAAAAGAATACTATAAAGAAAAAGGTGAAGAAATTGATAAAATGACAAAATCACAAATAGATAGTTTATTACATAAAAGATACAATTATTAAAAAAATGAAAAAAATATTTTTTATTATCGCATTACTTATTTCTTTTACTTCGTTTTCACAAAAAACAGTAAAAGATACAAATGAAATATGTATGCCATATACTGTAGCTAAAAAAATTGCATTAGATTTAAATAGATTGGATTCTATCACAAAAGTCTCTAAATTAACAGACATTGAATTAATTGAAACAAGAAAAAAAGTGGATTTAAAAGATTCTATAATCACAACTTTTGAACAAAAAGAAACTAATTACAAATTACAAATAGAAAAAGAAAACGAAAAATTTAAAATTGTTGATGATCAAAATAAAGATTTAAGAAAAGACATCAAAAAGTTAAAAGTTAAAAATACAGTAATTGAAATTGTTGGTGGTTCCATTATAACCATATTATCCGGTGTTTTAATATTTAAATAATGGCTTTAACTAACGCAGAAAAAAAAGAAATTGAATTAACTATTAAAAAAGAAATAAAAGACTTTTTAAATGCATCTACATTAAAAAAATTTGAAGATAATATCATTGACAAGATAAAATCTGAGTTGAGTAAAGGTAATTTAAGAGGCGATATAAATGAAATTATTGTTCATATGATGTCTGAGTTTTATTATTTAATGTGGTCTAAAAAGAATCAATGGCAAACAACTCTAAAAAATAAAAAATAATGGATATTAATAAATTAATACTTGAAGCTCTAAAAAAGAAAGTAGAGAATAAAGAAAGCACAGGTGCTGTTTCTGCAGGAGGTTTTAACACTAAATTAAGTTTGTTTGCTGATGACGATACCGCAAGATCGGAATACAAAAAATTACCAAAAGAAGAGGGAGAGTTTAAAGAAGTTACTTCATCATCTTCGGCAGGTATTTATGATGCGCCTGGATTTGAAGATGTTAAAATGAGAGGAAATAACACTATAGGTAGGGGAAGGTCTTTTAAAGTACCACAAATTAAAGGAGGTGGGTTTGTGTCTATTAATAAAAAATGTAAAACATTCCCATATTGTAGTCAAGGCAATAGTAAGGACAAACTCGTAAAGGTTAAAAAAAAGTCATCATCAGTAAATGAGGCGATTCATAATGTATCATTAAAAACTGGATTAACTGTGGAGGAAATAAAAAATATCATATTAAATAAAATAAATGGTACTTTATGAAGTAGTTGATATTTATTAATATGAATAGAGAGGTAAATAATATTATTGACAAAATTATTTCAGAGGAATTTGGTAATAGAATCAATATTATTAAAAATAAAATTTTTGAAGACGTTAAAATGAAAAAACAAATTTGCTCAGAATGTGGATCTAAAAATATGTATGAAAATGAATGCAGGGAATGCGGATCAATGTATGAAGGAGATATCCAAGAACTAGTAGGAATGGATGATGGACACCCAAGATTCGGTAAAAAAAGATTCAAAAGCCCAATGTCTGTTGAAGATATTGAAAAATTATTAAGAGGTGACGATAAAGACGATGATGATAATGATTCAGAAAATGTTAGAAAACACGTAAAAAGAAAAAAAGATTTGGAAGAAAAAGAATGTACCGAATATGAGTACGAAATAAAAGAAAAACTTTACGGTAAACAACACAAATTAGATAAGAACAAAAATGGTAGATTAGACAAAGAAGATTTTGCAATGTTAAGAAGACGTAAAGAAAAAGAAATTGACGAAAAACTTTATGGAAATCAAAAAATAATCGATAGAAACAAAAATGGAAAAATCGACAAAAAAGATTTCGAAATGTTAAGAAATGAATCTATGTATAGTTTAGTTCTTGATGGTAAAAAACACCTTTTTAAAGAAAATGAGATTATTGATATTATTGAAAATATTGTTTTGGAGGAAAAAAAGAAAAAGAAAACAACTAAAAAAAGTGTAAACCCTATAAAATTAACAAAGGCAAATCAAGATAAGTCTAAAAAAGAAAATGACGATTATATTGACAGCGTTGTTAAGAAAATGAAAGATTACCTCAAAGGTGGTTCTAAAGGTGGTTATGAGATGAACCCAAAACATTTCCCTAAAGGTAATGGTGAATTAGCTAAGATGTCTAAAATGGCTTATGTACCTTCAGATGCTGTTGGTGAGTATATAGACAATTTTACGGCTGCAGGGTTGGAAAATTTAGATTATGATGAAATCCATCCTGACGAAAAATGGGTGGAAGATTTAACTGTAGGTTCATCAAGAACAGGAAATAACCCTGAGTGGGCAAATGCGGTAGAAACACCAACAAACCAAAGAAGAAACAAAATAAGAAAAGATAACTTACTCGCTAAAATAAAAAGAAAGGCTTATAATAAATCTGCACAACCCGTTTTATCAGACAAAAGTGGTTCCGAAACTGATAAAGCATCAAAAATAATGATGAAATTAGAATCAAAAGAAGAACAAAAAGTTATTTCTGACATTGAAAAAATGAAAGATTTAATTTCATACGGTAAAAAAACACAATAAATTAAACTTCATTTTTAATTAGACCCATGTTATTATTTGTTATATGAATACAGATAATAACATGGGTCGTTTTTTTGATTGGTTAGCCAAACCAATGACTCAAGATGATATCACGGCTTGGTATCTAGCAAATAATATTACTCCGGAACTTACAGAACTATTCAGAGACTTTTGTTTATCCTTTTTAAATCTTTTAAATGAAACTTATTTAGGTGATGATACCGAAGATAATAAAGAAACAAAAGTGGGTATGACAAATGAACAAAAGTTAAATCACTTTAGGTGGTGTTGGAATAAAACCATAGATAATTTTAAAAAAGAAAATATAAAATTCACTTTTAATGAAACCGATTTAGAGTTTTTTGAAGGTTTCTTTTTTGAGGTTTTTTATTCACAAAATGAATTAAAAATTAAAGATAATATATATACTTTTTTTAGACAGATATTCGATAATAAGTATAAAAAAACAAAATCAGATATTGAAATTTTTACTGACATATATAAAGTACTTGAAAGATCACTTAAAAATTAGTATATGTTATTTACAAATGAGTTATAATTTTTATTATACTATAAAAAATAAAAAATAATTTTTTAAAAAATGAAAACACTTGAACAAATAAAAACATTGGTAGAACAATTATCGGCAGAAACAACTAAATTTTTTGATAAGGGAAATAAATCTGCAGGTACTAGAGCAAGAAAATCGGCTCAAGAATTAAGAGAACTTATGCAAGTTTTAAGAAAAGAAATTTTAAATCATTCTAAAGAAGAAAAAAATGCTTAATAATCTCGCACCTTTTTTTGGGTTCGTATTCGTATTTTCAATCGTAGCTATTTTAAAATTAGTTTTTGATTTTATAAGAGCTATTTTTTCGGATCCACCAAAACCTTTTGAAATAAATAAATGGGAAAGAATAACATATGGTTTATTTGTTTCTTATATAATAACATACTTAATATATTAAATAATGGTTTATAGCGAATTTATTAGTAAGTGCTCAAAATATTTAAAATCTGTTAGGGTTTTAAAAAATTATATTAGTTTTGATATGACTTTCCCATCAACTTGGTTGATGTTAAAAAACGTACCACAAGGATTAGAGGTATTGGAAAGTGAAGGACAAGAAGGAAATCCAATATATTCTATTGTTTGTGAAAATAAAAAAGAATTAATAGATAGAATAGAAACAATAATTGATACAATTATTAAGACAAACATAGAAAGAGAAGAAAAAGAAAGACTGTTTAAAAATAAAGTACAAGAACTTAAAAATATTTTTGAAAAAGAAAAATTGGAAAACCTTAAAGGTTTAAAATTTGATATTGAAGAACTTAATAAATTTATTGAAAATGAGCAAAAAGAAGTCGGTAGCGGAGTTACAAAGCCAGCTGAATAAACTTAAAGAAGAGGTTATTATAACCGAAAAACAAAACGAGGATTTAAAAGTTAGGTTTAGCGAAGAAATTAAAAAAACAAAACCTGAAAATATAAAAAATACCATATTTGTTGAAAAAAAATACACATTATGGGAGAGAATGAAGAAAGTTTTAGGGATAAATTAATAAAAATGGCTCAGATTGTTGAATTATCTGAGGATGTATTTAAGCACTCTAAAAAAATTACAATTAATATTGATTTAGATGAAAATGAATTTACTAAGATAAGTAAAAATTTAAATAAAGACATAAAAAACGAAACCGCAATAATTTCAATAGGAGAAGTTGAATTTATCTTTTTGAAAAAGTAGTTTTTAACCTGTATAACCTTTTTTTATTAAAACCTTTATTTTCCATAATGTCATATAACCACTTTCTTTGTGCGTTAGAAACATCTTTAACAAAAAACGCGTCTGATCTTGAATTATTAATAAAATAATCTTGCATTGTTTCTAACAACCTCTCAGATTCTTCTTTATCTTTAAGTGAGAACATAGAAACATCTTCATCTATTTGAATACATAGTTTATTATTCAGAGTGAAGATACTTTTTAAATTTTTATCGTTACAGTATGTTTTTATTATATCTGAAAACTTTATTTTTTTTTGGTTTTGCCAATCAAATATAGTTTCTTCTATTTTATATTTTTTAATTTCTAAAAAAACATAATCGGGATCTTCTAAATTTACTGGATTATTTCTACCTAAATCATCTGTTAAAAATAAACTTTTTTGAATCTTTGTTTGATTTGTTAGTACCGCAATTTCATAATCACACGGAGTTGCATTTTCAACCCGTTTCTCAAATAATATTTCATCATTATTTTCAACTAATTCTTTAAACCTATCAAGAGCTGTATTTTTATTTACATAATGTTTGATAATTTTTCTTTTTTTCTTATTTTTGAATAAAACAATTAAGTAATTTGGTTTCATGAAAAATTATTACGATATACTTGAAGTTGATGAGAAAGCTTCCCAAGATGAAATAAAAAAGTCATATAGAAAATTAAGTAAACAATATCATCCGGATGTAAACCCTGACGGAGAGGAAAAATTTAAAGATATTGCAGAAGCATATGATGTTTTAGGTGATGAGAATAAAAGAATTGACTACGATAATAGAAAAAATAACCCATTTATGGGTGGTATGGGAAGAGGGTTTGATGTTCATTCTATGTTTGAACAAATGATGAATGGTGGTAGAACACAAACAGCTAAAGTACCTGATAAAATAATAAATCTTGAAATAACACCTATTGAATCGTATTTCGGAGTACAAAAAAATATAAGTTACGATTACTTAGTTCTTTGTAATCCTTGTAAAGGTAATGGAGGTGAAAGATCCGTATGCGTTACATGTAATGGACAGGGTTATGTAATGAAAAGAATGGGAACCGGAATGTTCCAACAGATATTTAATATGTCATGTGATAGTTGCGGTGGTAGTGGTAGTGTAATAACTAAAAAATGTAATACTTGCAACGGACACGGAATGGTTAAAGAAAATGAGACATTACTTGTCACCATACCGAAAAATGTAGATAACGGAGATTTTTTAAGAATACCAACAAAAGGTGATTATGGTAGAATGACAAATATTCGAGGTGATGTTATATTAAAGGTTGAGTTGAATAGAAGTGATAATTTTGATAAGGTAGGTAAGGATCTGGTTTATACTTTAAAATTAAATGTTTTAGAAATTTTATCTGAAAAACAAATCACTCTACCACACCCTGACGGTAAATTAGTAATTAGTATGCCTAAAAATTTAAATTCTGATAAACCACTAAGATTGGTTAAAAAAGGATATAAAGATGCCACAGGTAGTGGTGATTTTTATGTAAAAGTAACTATCACTAATGATTATGAAATAAGTGATGACATAAAAAATAATTTAAAAGATTTATTAAAAGAAATTGTATAAATCTTTTACTATTTGTACAGTACCATAAATGGCTGCAAAAAAGACATAAATAGATAACGCGATTAATGATTTTTGTGTTAAATTTAATCCTTTTTTACATTGTTTACATCCTGTAACTTGTGTTGCTTTTTTCTGTTCCATGTTTATATTTTAATAAAGTTCAGTTTGAAAATAAATATTTAAAATACTATATTTGTAATATGTTAAGTTATATCGGAGGTAAAAGTAAAATTGGAAAGTGGATAACCCCTTTCTATGATAAAAACATGGAAACGTACTTGGAGACATTTGGAGGTATGTTTTGGTGTTTTTTTAATATGGATTTAAAGGAATATCCTAACCTAAAAAAAGTCGTATACAATGACTTTAATCCATTAAACTATAATCTATTTAAGTGTGTACAAAATCCATCTGAATTATTACGTGCAATAAATTCAATCGATTGTCAAAAACAAGGAGTAGATGTTACACCTGAAATTTATAAAGAACAATTTATCAGGTTTCAGGCTGAAGTTTTTAATGAAGGTTTCAGCATAGAACCTGGTGATTATGAAGTAGCGGCCAAATACGTTTATATTTTAACACAAGTATTCAGCGGATCAAAACCTGAAACCTCAAATTTTATTGATCTTAAAGGAAAATATAAATCAAAGTATCTTACTTTTAGAGATAAATTATCTAAACCTGATTGGGTGGATCACTTTTTAAAGATTACGGATATTGAGAACATGGATTTTGCCGAAGTAATTAAAAAACATGATTCACCATCAACCTATATTTATTTAGACCCCCCATATTGGAAAACTGAAAATTATTATTCAAACCACGATTTTGATAGAGACGATCATGAAAGATTGGCTAAGACATTACATAATGTTCATAGTAAATTTAGCCTATCTTATTATGATTTCCAGTTATTATCCGAATGGTTCCCTAAAGATAAATATAGATGGGAATCTAAAGAGTTTGCTAAAGCTGCTGCGGCTAAAAAAGGAACAAAACAAAATATGGGTGAAGAGATTCTTATAATGAACTATTAATTATTTTTTCTTATATTTGTGATATTTATATATTAAAATACAGTTATGGCTATTAGATTTACGAGTATTCTTAGAGACTTAATCATAGAAAGTTCAAGATTCCAAGTTTTATTTGACAAATATGTTAAACCAAATAAAGAAACAAGAAAGGGTATTATGCCATTTAATGTTTTATTTGAAATAATCGCAGCGGATCCAACATCAAGGGTTCCTGAAGGTATGGAAGCGAATAACGCAAAACCTGAAGATATGGAAAAAGTAAAAATTGGGAAATATACTCAATGGTTACTTAAAAACTTCACAACACCAAAAATTGATTTAGAGAGTGGTATTACCAACCCAAATAGCCCCGCAGTTAAACAGGCAATCAAAGAATATCAAGCATTATTTTTAGAAGACCTTTATAAGGTTACAGGTGACTTAATGAAATTCGAAAGGTTCAAAAACAGATTACCACAAGAATATAGAGATATTAATAAACTAACACCTGAAACACTTTATGATCAAGTAAAAGATTTCAGTTTAGAAAAAACTAAAGCAACTGCAGAAGAAAAGAAAGAAGCATCAACGACTTACGAACATCCAGGATCAGAAGAAGTTAAGAGATTTAGTAATTGGACTGTTGTTAAAATTTCAAACACAGGACAGTTAGGTAAAGACGCAGCATGTTTCTATGGTGGTTATTATTTAGAACCACAAAAAGGTGAAACAAGATGGTGTACATCATCACCTGGTCTTAATTGGTTTGATAGATATATTAAAGATGGACCTTTATATGTTGTTATTCCTAATTCACCAACTAAATTTACAGGAAGTATGGATATTGGTGAAAAATCAGGGCTTCCAGCATTGAGATACCAATTCCATTTCCCATCTAATCAATACATGGATCCTGCAGATAGACAAATTGATTTGGTTGACTTTTTAAGTAAACAAGACCAGGGGTTAAAAGAATACTTCAAACCTGAATTTATGAAAGGTTTATCACAAAATAACGGTAAAAAAGTTTCAGTTAATTATCCTGGAGATTCAGCATCTAAATTTATTGCACTTTATGGTTTCACTGAATTTTTTGATACCTTACCTGAAAACATCGAAAGACTTGAATTCACTAAAAAAGGTGGTGAACCATTTAGTTTACCTATACCTGAAAGTATTGGTAACTTTAAAAACTTAACGGCTTTACACTTAGTTGGGTGTGTTTCAGAAATACCAAAATCAATATGTAACTTAGACAAATTACAATTCTTATCTTTACCTGACAACCCTAATTTGAAAAAATTACCTACTTGTATTGCAAACTTACCAAGATTGACAGTTATTAACTTAAAGAATAGTAATTCAAGTAATGTCATTCCTGATGAATTAAAACAAAGAATAGATACTGACGATAATTTCCATCTATTCGCTTAAAAAACTTTTTTTTAATCAAAAATAATTATTATTTTTGTTAGAATAAAAATATTAAGTATGAGTGTTGATGTGGATATATATATGAGCAATTTTAAAGGGTTTTTCGAAAAGAACCCTGAACAGTTAAAACAATTAATTGGTAAAATAGATTCTGAAAAGTTTTTTAATGGTGTTAGAAGTATCGTGGAAGAAAACTCCAAAGAAGACGGAAAACCGCTAGAACCAACAAGAAATCAATTAATTAAGTTAATTTTAGATTTAAATGGCGAGACAAAAAATGTTGAAAAAGTTTTACCGTATATGCAACATCACATGGGTTTAATTTGTTTGAATTAGTAACATTTAATAAAATATTTTATGTCAGATATGACTGTCCTTTTTAAGGAAGAATACAAAAGGTACGAAACATCTATTTATCAAAACTTCAACGAAATATCAAAAAAAGATGATGAATCTGATATTTTTGGAGATCTATCAAAACTAAGGTTTGTGCCTAAACAAGGTATTTTTAATTATAAAACCACCGAAACCGGTGAAGAATCTTTTTTAAAAAACTACGGCAATCCCTTCGCAGCACCAAGAATGATAAGGAAAACCTTAGTAATTGAAGAAAATGAAAACAAAATTGCTTTAAAACTTTATACATATAGTTCATCAAGAGAAGAAGGTAAAAAATACTTTAAAGTAAGAAGAACTATCGACTATCTTACTTTTAATTTTAAACGAAAATTATTTTATTCAGGAACACTTAACCTCAAAAGAAAAAAAACAATTGGGGCAAAAATGTCAATTAATAAGACAGATATTAATAACATGGATGTTGTTAGAAAAATAAGTTTTATTGATGAAACTATCGAATCTGAACAAAATAAAAGAACAATTAATTGTCTAAGTATTTTTTTAAATAATATTATTGATAGGTTAAATATTGATGTTAAAACAGAAAATTATAATATAAGAAAAAAATATTATGAAGTTATTCTAAAAATATCAGAAATTAAATACCCTAATGCATTTGAAAAGTTTGTATCTTACTATACACCAAAAAAAGAAATCCAAAAGATTGACAATAATTTGGTTACTTGGTTTATGAAAAAACATGATTTAAAAGGAACTAAAATTAGAAATCTTTTAAATATGTATGAAAATATAGATATTGACGTAATTTTAAAGTTATACAGAATTTTTGGTATTGATTTATTCAATAAGATAAAAGATAGCGCGTTATTAACAAATTCAAAACAATCAATCTATGTTAATGGGTATTTTGATTATCATAACAAATATGATAATTTATCTAACTTAGAAAAACAAAATATTATAAAAATTATAAACACAACAAATGCTTCAGAAGTTTTAAATTCTTTAAGTGATCATGTAACATTTAAACAACAATTAAAAAAATATGGAGAACATGTTAAAATAAAGGCAAAAACGTATGATGAATACGTTACGGAACATAGTGAATGGTCGTCATTATTACAATCCTATAAAACTGGTGATGTTAACAGATACTATGGTGAGGATGCTTATCTAATTGAAAAACCAATTAATTATAATGAGGAAACTTACTATCCTGTATTACTTACAAAAACAGGTGAATACGAACTTGAATCATCCCACCAAAGCAATTGTGTTAGAACGTATAGTGAAAAAGCACATTGTTTTATTGTTTCTTTAAGAAAAGGTGAAAAAAATGGACATGAAAGAGCAACTATAGAGTTTCAATTTAGAAGAAATCAATTAGTAATAGTTCAAAAATTAGGTAGATTTAATAAAAGTCTTACACCTGAATGGACAACACCAGTTAATGAGTTGAGTGATTTTGCTAACTATCTCTATAGTAAAGATATGATAAAATTACCAATAATGACTAAACATTGTCGTAATGGTAAATCTATAACTAAAGTTGCTAAATTTGAAGATTTTGATAAAGTAAAACAATTAATACCTATTTGGGAGAATGAAGATGAAAACAGTAATAACTATTTACTAGATCATATTGCTGGTTATGATTTCTATGATGAATTACCTTAAAATGGACGATATTAGAGAAAAAACATTACCGGATAATGTTATTGATTTATATATTAAAAAATATAGTAATTATCCAAGTATTACAAGAACTAGAAATATAACATATGAAGGTTTAAAAACTTTATTTGAAAAAAATAAAAGATTATGGTTTGATAAAATAAACTTATTAGATTTAATTATTGAGCTTGAAGGTGTTATTGAATACGGTAAATTAATGATTTACTATTTAAGAAATAAAGATGAAAACGTATATAAAATATTTATATTAAACGAAGGTGTTGAAGATCAAACATATAGTCTTCTAATTACCGGATTAAAAAAATATTACACATTTAATTAATTATGAAAGTTACAGTAGTTTATACAATGAAAGGTTGCCCATTTTGTACACAAATAAAAGAAGAGTTTACAAAAAATAATATTTTATTTATTGAAAGGGATATTGAAGAATTTGAGGAAGAGTATGATGAGTTTGTTAAAGTTACAAATAATGAATATGTACCATCGTTAATGTTACTTACTTTAGATGAAAACGATGAACCATTTAATGTAAAATTATTAGCCCCCGATAGAGATTATGAAGATATCCACGAGGGCGTTAAAATGGTTAAAAACTATATGTTAGATTAATAACATTTCATGTCTAACAGATAAATCAGATAGTGAATAAGATTCAAAGTTAGAATCAATAATTAAATTAGTTAAGTCCTCACAGTCCGAAAATTTTTCAGAAAGATAGTCAACCTGAAAAGGAAACACATCCATAATAAGGGACTCTAACCATTTAGTTTTAACTATGTGATTATCATTAGATAAAACTAAATTAATATTTTCATTTGTTAAATCTTTTGTACGGATAGTACTTGTTATCGAAACATCAACTGATTTACTTATACCAAGTTTGAATAGGTGATCGGTTATGAATTTTAGTAATAATAAATAAGGTTTTTCATTATGCATAGTTTGTCCGTAAATTTTTTCTGAATAATAAGTTTCATTTGAAAAATCATGTTTAAATAATTCATACCCTTTGAAATCCTTTTCTAATATGTTTTTAACATCACTATATTGATTATCTAAACAATCAAAAAATATTATTTTTGAAACCTCATCAAGTTTAATATTAAAGTAAATTTTATTTTTTGCGTAATCATTTATTAATTTTTGTATCTGAGATATTTTTTCAGATTCTTTTTTGTTTTCTTTGTGTGAAATGTTTAATGGTAAATATTCAAATTCTTTACCGTAAACAATCATATCAAAAACTCTAATTTTTTTGGATAATTCTTCGTTGTAATTATTTAAAAAGTCTTGAAATAACTCCGCAACATTGATGATAGTTTCAGATGTTGTATAACCCTTAATAACAAAAAAATTCCTGACGTTTATTACTGATATATCAGTTTTTGCGTCAGGAAAAGATTCTTTTATTTTCAATACTATTAAATTTGCAAAAATATTACATAGGTTTGTACCATCTAAAAAATTGTAAACATTTATTGTACTCATAATTTTTATTTATTTGTTTATTTTAAAACAATCTTAAATAAAAAAAATTATACACTAAACAGTTGTTATTTTTTATTGTAATATTTTTCTACAATTTTTTGGATTGAACTTTTAACAGACTCGTTATTCTGCTGTTGTTGTGTGTTTACAACAGTAGTATTAACGTTTTGTGCTGGTTGTTGTTGTGCTGTGTTTTTGTTTTTACATCCGCATCCCATGGCTTAAATTTTTAATAGGTTTATGTTCTATATAAATATTTGATAATTATAAAATAATCATTTGTAAATAGAAAGTATTTATATTATATGTTTGTAGAAAATATCATAAAGAAAATATTAAAAGAACAATCCGAAGAATGGGTGGATATCACATCTGAGGATTATATTGATTTACTTAAATATGTAAATGGTGATGGGTCGTTAATAAAACGTTTACCTGACTACAGAGGGAAAAATATTAGAATAGTCGGTAATTTAGATTTATATAGGGCCGATTGGGTAAGTAACATTGACAGTATTGATTTAATACAGGGAGATTTAAACATTGAATCATCAAATATCAGTAACTTTGATAAGTCAAAAGTAAGAGGAAATTTTAGAAATTATGGATCTAAAATGTATCAGATTGAAAGACAAAAGATACTACAACAAAAAATACAACACCAAAACGAATTAAGACAGGAAGGGGCGTGGGATGTAGATGATGAAGAGTCTAACGAAACTGACGCTATATATGAATATCTTCTTGAAATTGGGGTTCCAACTGATTTAGAAGACGATGAAACCGACGAATTTGTAAGATTCGAGGATAAATATTTTTTATATAAAGAAAATTATAGACACTATGGAAAGGCTAGTGTATATACTTGGTTGGGTAAAAATCAATTTGAAAGTGAATATGTTGTTTATAGAGATGATATGATTCATAACGCAGCTGCTGAAAGTTTAAAAAATTTAATAGATGATTCGGGATATGAGTCATTTAGAGAGTGGGTTTGGGAAAATAATTTAGATCAAGACGAAGTTAGGGATTTTTTATATAACAATTACGAAGATGTAGTTAGAGATAGTCCAGAGGATTATGGTGTGGAAAAAGAACTTTCAGCACAACAAGAAAGATATGTTGAAATATATGAAGAAAAAATCGGTAGATTAAATAATAGGTTAGAAAATGAAGACTTAACTGAAGAACAAACAGAAGAAATTGAAGACGAAATAACAAATATTGAAAATATTATAGAAGAAATAAGAGAAAATCCTGAGGGTGATTACAACGAAGAATCAATTGAAGAAGCAATTGAAGGTTATGTTAATGAATATGCCGATAACTTTGTTTCTTACCTAAAAGATAGAGGGTTTTCACATGACTATATTTTAGAATTTGTTGATATTGATGGTGTTATTGAGGATATAATAAATTCAGACGGTTATGGTAATGTTTTAAATGGTTATGATGGAACCGATAACGAATATAAGGTAAACGATACTTGGTATCACGTTATGAGATATAATTAATAATTCATTTACAGTTATTTAAAATTCACTATTTTTTAATCAAAAGAATTTAATGAAAACTGACTGGTTATTTCAAGAACCCATTGATTTGGAACATAAACAATATGTTCTTTTAGATTATCTACAAAAATTAGACAAAAATTTAAATAATTTGAAATTGTATCCACAGTTTCAAGAAATATCTTTACATCTTGCAAGTATTAATCTTTTAATAGAAAAAGGACAATATCTTATTTTAAATAAACAATTAAAGGATCCTGACGATGAAATATTAATTTCAGATATAGTTTCTGTCGATTGTCCTTTATTAACTAAAGAAGAAATATTGGAAGTATACCACATTTGTACATACGCAACAGATAGACTAAAAGATTATTTTAATCATGCTAAAGCAATATGGGACATTGTAAACGATACTGTTTCAGTTAGCGTTGTACAAAACCCAAAAAATATAGAACCTAAACAAGGGTTATTTTTTTTGGAACACGGAGAAAAAACCTTACTATATGAATTTATTATTAAGCCGATTAAAAAGGGGTCACTTGAAACTAAATGTCAAATAAAAAAAATATGTGAATGTTCAAAAGGAGATTTTGATGAAAAATTAAAGGAGGTAAAAAAACCATTAATTAAAAATTTACAAGATGAAGATGTTCACAGCAAATTAATAGTTTTCACAATTAATCATAGTAATAATTACCCATTAAAAGAGACTCTTTTACCCATTGCTAAGAGAAAAATAATGAGTTACATGATACAGTCAAAAATTATTAGACATAAGAATTTGACAAGTAAGATATAATTTAATATTTTTTAAATAAAAAAAGTATGGAGACTATTAATCAAGATTTTTTAGAGCAATTAGTAAAAGAAACCCCTAATGACATGGAATTGGGTAAAAAAATTAGAAAAATGATAAGAGAAATCAAAGAACAAAAAAATGGGTTTTAACAAGAGATTTCTAAGTAAAAAACATATAATCCAAAATTTAGATAGGATAATGGAGTATCTTGATGTTGATGCGGTATTTACTACCGACGAATTCTCAAGAGAAGTTTATAGATTATTCAATCAAGGAAAATCAAAAGAAGAAATAATAAACTACATAAATAATAATAATGAAGATTAAATTAGAATACGTATGGTTAGATGGGTATAAACCGGAACCCAATCTTAGGAGTAAAGTTAAAATAGTAGAATATGATAAATTTAAAAACGCATTTTTAGACGGAAACTTCCCGGTATGGAACTTTGATGGTTCGTCAACCCTTCAAGCCAAAACCGGAAATTCAGATAGATTATTAAACCCCGTAAGATATTACACATCAAAAAAATTCCCTTTAGAGAACAACACAGTATATGTTTTATGTGAGGTATTAAACCCTGATGGGTTACCACATGAATCAAACAAAAGATCACAAATTACTGAAGGTTATGAAGACTTGTGGTTTGGGTTTGAACAAGAATATTTTATTCGTGAAGAAATTAACGGAAACATTTTAGGTCATAAAAGAAATATTCTCAAAGGACAGGGTGAATATTATTGTGGTGTTGGGCATAATGTTGTGGGAAGAAATTTTGTGGAGGAACATTTAGATATGTGTTTAGACTATGGGGTCGACATCACAGGAACAAACGCCGAAGTGGCTTTAGGACAATGGGAATACCAAGTATTTTCTCAAGGAAAAGAAAAAGGGGGTGATGATCTTTGGATGACGAGATACTTTCTATATAAAATTTCAGAAAAATACGGATACCACATAGAATTACACCCAAAACCATTATCACATGGTGAATGGAACGGTTCAGGTCTTCATACAAACTTTTCAACTAACTTGATGAGAAATGAAGGAAATGAAGAATATTTTATGGCACTATTCAACGCATTTGAATATAGACATGAGCAACATATCAAAGCGTATGGTTCACAAAACCACTTAAGACTTACTGGTGAATATGAAACACAATCAATAGATAAATTCAGTTGGGGGGTATCCGATCGTGGAGCATCAATTCGTGTACCACAAGATACTGCAAAAGAATGGAAAGGTTATGTTGAAGACAGACGACCAGGTTCAAACGCGGATCCATATAAAATTATTGGTGAGATAGTTAAATCTCTTGATGTTACAAAACAAATTTATGAAACAAAAATAATGATGACTAAAATTGTTAATACAGAAGATTTAAATGGTAAGTATAAAACAATAACAAGAGATGAGTTATTAGAAGTTTATCGTAATGATGATGAATACGTAGTGGACTCTGAAACAATGGACGGAAGTAATATACCTGTGGAAGAAATTAAATTTAACATTAATGCAAAATAAAGAACAAGTAAATCACCCAAATCATTATGGAGGTGAGTCAAACCCATATGAAGCCATTAAAGTAATAGATGCTTGGGGCTTGGGATTCAGTTTGGGGAATACCGTAAAGTATATCTCAAGAGCAGGGAAAAAGAATAAGGATAAAGAATTGGAGGATTTAAAGAAAGCATTATGGTATTTACAACACCATATAGATACACTTGAAAAAAAATGAAACATATTTGTTTTTTATTAATACTTTTTTTAACATCTTGTATTGAAATAATTGAAGATTTAAAATTAAATTCCGATGGATCAGGAACTTTTAAATATACAATAAATCTAAGCTCAAGTAAATCAAAAGTATCGTCAATATTAGCCTTAGACAGTTTAAATGGTGAAAAAGTACCTAAGGTTTCGGATATAAAACAAAAAATATCTCTTTTTAAGAAAACACTTTCCGAACAAGAGGGAATAACTAATGTTATTATTACTGAAGATTATAACAATTACATAATTAAATTTCAGTGTGACTTTAAAAACGTTGAGTATTTAGAAAGTGCCCTTAAAAAATCTATAAGTACTCAATATGATAATAATGATTATGACTATGATTGGATTTCTTTTAAGAATAGTACATTAATTAGAAAAAGTCCAGTATTTTATTTAGATTATATTAATCAGTTTAGTAAAATTGACATTGAAAAAATGAATGAAGGTTCTTATAATTTAATAACAAGATTTGCATCCAAAATTGATACTTTCGAAAACCTTCACTCAAAAAGATCTAAAAGTAACACGGCTCTTATGATAAAAGTTAGTCCCGATATGTTATTGATAAACCAAAACTTATTAGATAATAAAATTAAATTAGAAAAATGATAGAAACAGGAAAGATTATAAATGGTGATTGTGTTGAGGTGATGAAAACCTTACCTGAAGGATCTGTAGACTTGGTTGTTACATCACCACCATATGGAGTTGGGATGGATTATGATGTTTACGAGGATGACATGGAGTTCAACGACTACGTAGAGTTTGCAAAATCATGGTTGAGTGAGACTTATAGAGTTTTGAAGGATGACGGAAGAATTGCTCTTAACATACCTTACGAGATTAATAGACAAAAAAAAGGTGGTAGAATATTCTTTGTTTCTGAGATGTATCAACTAATGAAAGAAATTGGTTTTGGTTTTTTTGGTATTGTTGATTTAGAAGAACAATCACCACATAGAAGTAAGACAACCGCATGGGGTTCTTGGATGTCACCCTCAAGTCCATACATATATAACCCAAAAGAATGTGTTATTTTGGCATATAAAAAACACCACATCAAAAAAATAAAAGGAGAACCACAGTGGAAAGGAACACCAACAGAAATACAACAAGAAGATGGATCTATTAAGAAAAAAGTGGTTTATGATGAAAATGATAAGAAAGAGTTTATGGAACTTGTATTTGGTCAGTGGAATTACTTTGCAGACACTAAATCACTCACCAAGGCAACGTTCTCAATGGACATCCCAACCAAAGCGATTAAAATATTATCATACAAAAACGATGTAGTTTTAGATCCATTTGCTGGTTCGGGAACAAGTTTAGTTGCTGCTGAAATTTTAGGTAGAAGATGGATAGGTATCGAATTATCACCAAATTATACTGAAGTAGCAAATACAAGAATTGAATATTTTAAAAACTTAAAAACAGTTTCAGAAGAAATCCAAGATTAAGTCTTGGATTTTTTATTTTTATAAATATTTATATATTATGAAAATTATCATTACTGAAAATCAATTAAAACAACTTATTAAAGAATCGGGGATTAGAGATATTAATCAGATAGCTAAAAGATATAAGAAGGCAAAAATATACTTTCACCAAGATTTAGATGGTGTAACCACTGCAATTGCAATGAAACACTATCTTGAACAAAACGGGATTAAAGTTGTTGATTGTGAAATAATACAATACGGAACAAAAGAGTTTGCAATTAAGAAACCTGAAGGTGAGGGTGATGTGATGCCGGTATTGGTAGATTTTGCACACGGCAAACCAATGTTTGTAATACACACTGATCATCATGATAGTCAAGCAGGTGTTGAGGATGATACCGCAACAAGTTTTAGACATGCAAGATCCAACGTCGAAACAATATCAAAAGTAATTTCTCCTAAAGAAATATTTTCGTCAGATGATATATTGTTAATATCTACTGTTGATTCGGCAAACTTTGCAGTAAACAAAATAACACCTGAAATGATAATGAACTTTTTATATAAATTTGATAAAGATAGTTCACTACAAAAAAATAAAATGTTGATGGGTTTAGTTGTTAATAAACTTTTATTAGCTTATAAAAATAAACCTAAATTTATGGAAACTTTGGTGATGGATTCAAAACCATCATTATTAAGTATACTGAATAACATTAAAAAATTAGCAAAAGATTATAATTACCCAGATATTGAAACAATGACTAAAAACCAAGAAAAGTTTTTAGAAGATAGAACAAAAGAGGGGGCAATACAAAAAACTGATAATGTAATATCACAATTTGGACTTGGTAGTATGAAAGCAGGATCTTATGATAGGTATGTACCATTTAAACTTCATCCTGAAGCAGACTTTTTAGTAACAGGACTTGGAGGACAAGTTGGTATGGTGCAGGCGTCTTGTAACCCATTCAAAGAAGAAAGGGCGTTAAAAGGAATAAATTTAGGTGAAATTAAAGATCAAGTATTATTGGATTTTAAACCGGAACTTGAAAAACAAATACTTAATTTTAAAATAATTAAAAAAATAGCAGAAAGAGAGGCAACACCTGAATCGGTAGGATTCACATCAAGAGACATGATGGCATTATATGGAAAAATGCCGTCATACAATGCAGAAAAACAAACAATAAATGGTTATGACTTTTTAGAGGCAAATTCAGGAGGACATAAATGTATCACAAATATTTCAGGAATTAACTTTTTATATAGTGGATATGAAAGACCTTACACAAAAGATTTACCAAAAGAGACACTGCCAATAGCATATTATGATGGAAATAATAAATTTGTAATAGATATTAAACAAAAATTATTAAGATTTAGAAGTTTATCTGAAAAACAAATTACAACGGCAACAAACCAAATTAAAAGAGAGGGGGTTGACATAGATAAAATTATAAATGAAAAACCAGGAAGAACATACACCGATTTGGTTAAAGAAATGAAAGATAGGTTTGTTGATATATTAAACGATTTAATTGGAAATAATTAATACATCGACAACTTTATTGAATCACCGACTTTAATACCTAAACTATTACAAGTATCACCCTCAAATTCTAAAATAACATTCCCAAAACCATTATAATATTCACAAGACGACGAATCTTTACATGGTGGGCAATTAGAATTAATACTTTCAATAACATTATCATTAACCATAACAATATCTAAAGGTATTAAACAATCGTACATCCAAAACTGTTGTTCTTTTTTTTCTGGCATTAAAAAAACCATACAATCGAACCCATCAAATTTTCTTTTCATCATACCCCTCATAATTGATTCTGAGGTATTACAAACTTTACATTTAAATAGGTTATCGTTAATTAATAATTTCATATTGATAAATATTCAAAAAAAAATTAAAAAATGTGATTTTTGGTAATTAACGGTATATTTATATATACTTCCGTAAAAAATTCATTTTTTTTCTTTAAACATTTGACAAAACAAATTAATAGTATTAAGATTATCGAAAGTCATTAATAATAATAAAAAGTTTTTTAAAATGTCAGAAGAAACAATTAAAGAAAATGAGATTTACGTCTATGTAAATGACAAACAACAAGAAGTGGTTACGCCAAATTTAGAGTTTGCTCATATCATGGCTGTTAAATACGGGACTAAAAAAGTGTACGTAGAAAAAGTTTAAAAAAAAGTTCACAAAGTACTTGTCTGATTGAAAAAAAAGACTTAACTTTGTAAAAGATTTGAAACTAAAGGTAATGAAAGATACTCGTTGTCAAGTCAGAAAGAAAACGTTCTTTGAAAAGTGAAATAAACCGAAAGGTTAACACAATTAAAAAAATCGAATTAACACCTCCCTTTCTTTAAGTGTGAAATTGAATAGGTTGTTGGCCGTGTATGGTCGTTAAATAAACCACGAAAGTGGGATAAAGTGAATCAGAAGTGTAACTGATTTGCGCCTTAGGAGACTGAGGTCGAGTACACAAGCGGGATACCGTTTAACCTTTAGTACCGAGGGCAACGCTGTAGGGAAAGTGGTTCGACGAACTGGCAATGTGGGTTGTCAGTTTGAGGTGGGAACACCAATAGAAATAACCCGTAGGAAACTTTGCAAAACATAAGATTATCCAATTTTATTATTGCGAGTTCCATTACGATAGGGTACTTAAAACCGAAAGGTATGTTCGTGTACAGGTGGTGCTGTTACTAACCCTAATGATTCCTTACCAAAGGAATTGTTTTGAAGTAATCTTGAAGTATGGAAATGGGGACATTTCACGGAGTAGTTGAGTATCGACTCGTTCAAAAGATGGGTTGGCTCGGTTGGCGGACCACTACTTCGACAATCCACGACACAAAAACTTTTATGTTAAAAAGGTAACATTTTAAAACTAAAAAGGAAAAGTGTCCGTCAGGTTTGAATGAAAGGTGACTACATAGTAATGAGCCGTTCATTGCACACAAGGATCCCAAGTCTGAGTGTAATTATCTGAAAAACCTTTAGTCCCGCAAGGATTAGTTGGGGAGGCATCCTCGAAAAGAGTCAAGTAAGATGAGAGTAATTCAAACCTCAAGGAGTGATTCACCTAAATAATCGTCACTGAGAAATACTTCTCAAAAAGAAGTGGATAAGAGTAGAATAAATAATGACTCTAAAGGTTCTCAATAAAACGTGTAATCTCAGCGTTCTTTTTTAGGTTTATCTTATAAGAAAAAAAATTGATGGATGCAAGAACAATTTGTATCCATTTTTTTTGTGCTTTAATTTTTTTTATATATCTTTGTTATATGAAAAACGATAGCAAAACAGGAAAAGTAATTCTAGATAAAGACATTAAGTCTATTAAAAAACTAACTAAAAATATGCAAATCAAATTTTATCAAAATAATGGATATTATTTTGATATGGATTTAAATAATGCTGTTGTTAATATTAAATCTATTAGAAAATATAAACATAGAAGAACCGTTTGGTCTGACAACAAAGAACAGTATGTTTATGAAATTGATGTTATTGTTGATATGAAATCACAAGGGTGGTATGGAAGTAATAGGTATTGTCAAAGATATGCAAGAAGATACAATAATTACTATAGAAAGGGTATCTTAGGTACTGTAATACAAGAACTAAAATATTTTGGAATTGATAATCATGAAATGAATGTAGTAATTTCAAAAATTGAATACAAAGAAATTGGATAATTAAAAAAAAAAGTATTACATTTGTATAAATAAAAGATATGGCGACACTAAAACACGTAACGATTGTTCATCCTAAATATGGGGAATTACTTAATGAAACTTTCATGGATGAGGTACAATTCAAATTATTTTTGAAGATGATACACGTATCAATTGAAATGGGAGAAAACCTATCGACGTTCAACGGAAAAGATTTTTTAATCCATATACCGTCTAATATGTTAAAAGAATGTATGGTTATTGGTTTAGCTAAAGAAGTTTCAATGGCAGATGTGGTGGTTGCAAAATCTAAATTAGAGGGGTAGTTTCTTTGTTAATCTTTAAAACAAAGTGGTGGCAGTTGGTTCACAATCCGTGGACGACCCAAAATAAGGTGAGAGAGATCTCACCTTTTTTTATTTATATGATATTTATTATTATGAATATTAATGAAATCATAAGAAAGGTTATTTCTGAAGAACTTAAAACATCTAACATCATTTATGAAGACATGTATGGTTCTGTTGAGAACGTGAGTTTTTTAAATGAGGCTGAGTATCAGGGTAGAAAAGTCCAACTTGGTAAAATAATGCAAGGAGACATAAAGAAGTTTAAAGTATATGTTAAAAACGACAAAGGTAAGGTTGTTAAAGTAAACTTTGGTTTTGGTGGTAAGTCAGCAAAAGGAAAAAGAATGACAATCAAAAAAAATAATCCAGCAAGAAGAAAATCATTTAGAGCAAGACATAATTGCGATAATCCTGGACCAAGATGGAAACCAAGATATTGGGCATGTAGAACGTGGTAATAAAAAATAAATAACTATAAAATATGAAAAGTTACACAAAAATTAGACAAATGCAAGAATTGAATAGAATCGCAGAAAAAAGATTTATTCAAGAAAGTAAACAAAAAGTTGATTTAATCAATGAAGGATGGTGGGATAGATTAAAGGCTAATACTGCAGGTTTTTTCAGTAGATTTAAAACTTTTGGACAAAACATTGGATCAACATTTGCTGGTGGAACACAATTAAACGCAAATCTTGAGGCGGCTTACGCTAGAGTTAGAAGTAGAGCGACAACAATGCAAAATGAATTAACTGAAATGGAAAACGATTTAGCCGTTTTATTTGACGAAGCTAATAAAGAAAAAATTGAAAAAAGAGTAGAAAAACTAGGGACAACAAGACGTGGAGGTGATTTAGAAAATAGATTACAAAATTTAGAAAAAGGTATGGAAGCATATTCTCAGGCAATTGCACAATTGAAAGGAATAAATGAAGGTTTCTTGGAAACAGTAAAAGCGGCATAATATGAATAAGAGTTTTTTAATAACAGAAGAAGAAAGAAGACGTATCATAGGTATGCACACCTACGCAACAAAAACTCAACACCTTAATGAAAGTTATGAATTTGGTATAATACAAGAAGGTGATGAGTTGTGTGACATTATTTGTAAAAGAAAAATGGCGGCTTATGGATCAAATGGAGATGTTGTTAAAGAAATACAACACGCATTATCTAAATGTGGTTATAATATGAAGTATGAGAATGGAGCAATGAACACCGGTTGTGCAAAAAATAAAAATAACTGTGACGGAAAATTTAGAGAACATACAAGAGATGCAGTTAAAGAATTCCAAAAAAATAATGGATTAACCGTTGATGGTAAAGTTGGTTACAATACAATAAAGGCTTTAGAAGAAGAAGGTTGTATTGATTTACCACAATGTCAATGCGATGATTATGATAAGAATCAAGAAAATGATTTTAATTATGATGATCCTAAAAAAATAATAGATGATATTGATTGTGATACATTAAAAAAATGCGTTCATGATCATATATTAATTCCCGTTCCTGATTATAATGGATTCGATAAGTGTGTTGGGTTTGGACAAAAAGGTGATATGGACGAAACTGACTATTCAAATTTAGAAAAAGACGGTTTTGTTGAGGGATGTGCGTGGTATATTAGAACAAACAAACAATCAACAAAGGGTTATGAATATATAATAGAATGTCCTGATTACTTAGATTGTATGCCAGGACCTAATAAAGATATGAGATATTGTAATTCTAAAGCTATACAAGCATGTAAAACAAAAAGATGTACTAAATTTACTTACTAATGAAAAAAGTTATAATTACAGAAAAACAATTAGAACGAATGGTTAAGATTCTTAAAGAAAACGATCATGATGGTTCATATATGGCAAAACAGCAACTTTTTACCATGGCTACACTTTGTTATAAGATGTGGGAATTAATGGAGGATGGTGAAGAACTTGAAGATTGGATGGAAACAAAAATCGCTCAAGCAGAGCAATCAGTAACGGCTGTAGTTAAATCTTACATGTATGATGAACTTGAGGGAAAGATTAAAGGAGGTAACGATATTAACTTTGATGATTTAATCATAGGTAGATAATAAAAATCAAAAAAAAAATTAATCCTCCTTTCTTTATTGATTGGGGGATTTTTATTTATTATATTTGTCATATGTATGTAATAATTAAACACGTTAAGACACAAAACAATCTTTCAGCAAAAAGATTACCTGTAATACTTTTAAATAGTGACACTGAAGTATGGGAATTTGACACAGAAGAAGAGGCTGAAAAAATGAAAGAGATTTTTCAAACAAACTCTGATTCAGGACATTTATACGAAGTAAAAAAAATATAAACAATATGGTCCCGTAGCTCAGCTGGATAGAGCAACTGCCTTCTAAGCAGTAGGTTAATGGTTCGAATCCATTCGGGATCACCACATTAAAAATTATGGAAGAAATATTTGAATTAATACACAACGAGTTTTTAAACTCTGAAGAGTACTACGTATTTTTACGTAGATTAGAAGAAGAACAAGAAGAATATTTAAAAATAAATGACAAAAACACTTGTCAATTAAAAATAAATTCCTAAATTTGTACAGGAATTAAAACTTTTAGGAAAACTAATATATTTATAACCAAGATGAAAACAACTAATAGACATATGAACATTTGTAACCCGAGCATTCAGTGGTCGTTTAACGTGTATCGTACGCTTAAGTCGGGTATTAGGGCATTTTCATTTATGAGTTGATAAAGATTAACAAAAAACATAAAAAGGAATATAAGACCCGAACCCAAAAAAGTTCGGGTTTTTTTATACCCAAAAATTTGGTTCCTTAGTATAGTTTGGTAATATCCCGGCTTTGTAACCCAGAGTCATCAGTTCGAACCTGATAGGTACCTCAAACAAAAAGAAAAAGTTCTTTGACATATTGGCTTCATTAATGTTCCCTCGTCTAATGGCAGGACACGCGGTTTTGGTCCGTGGAATTGGGGTTCGAGTCCCTGGGGAACAACAATGGAAGGGTAATCACAACGGCTTGTGACTCCGTCTTGAAAACGGCAGGTACTGAAAGGTATGGGGATCGACACCTCACTCTTCCTCTGAAAAATAACTAGGTGTAGCTCAGATGGTAGAGCGGGTGGTTTGGGATCATCAGGCCGCAGGTTCGATCCCTGTCACTTAGACTAAATAAAATAAACAAATAAAAACAAGTGTTATGGAAAGTGACAAGTATGACAAACAAAAGTCCTCGTAGCTGAGTCTGGTTCAAGCCTCCCGCTTTTAACGGGAAGACCGTTGGTTCGAATCCAACCGGGGACACAAAAATTTTGGTAATTAAAAAAAAGTATTATCTTTGTAGAAATAAGGAAGTGTTGAGCATTTGGTTGGCTCGCTTGACTGTAAATCAAGTCCGAAAGGCGTGTAGGTTCGACTCCTACCACTTCCACAACAAAATATATAAGTTCACGTAGCTCAATTGGTAGAGCGCCGATCTGATACGTCGGAGGTAATGGGATCGTAACCCGTCGTGAACACTACGGAAGATAAACCTTGATGGCGATAGGGTCCGCCTGCTAAGCGAGATGTACCTTCGGGTATTTGGTTCGATTCCAATGTTTTCCGCAACCTGCCGATAGGAAAGGTTTCCGATCCGGGCTCATATCTTGGATGTCATTGGGTTCGATACCCTTTATCGGTACTTACATGGTGTATGTAGCTCAGTTGGCAGAGTGCTTGATTGTGGTTCAAGAGGTCATGGGTTCGACCCCCATCATACACACAAATAGTTCACAACGGACAAGGCTTAGGATCAAAGTATGGGGTTGTATTCCCTTTATTCCCTGAGGTGGGATGCGAGTGGTTGATTAGAACTATTTATACCTTCATAGTTCAACAGAATAGAACCTATGACTACGGATAATAAGATGTGAGTTTGAATCTCGCCGAAGGTACAAAAGATGATACAAAGCGTAGAATGACAGACGTGGAGAGACGTGTCGCAAGGGTACACACTTAGTAACTCTCTAATGGTGTGTGAAGTCGTAGGACGGGATTCCTGATAAAGTTATTCATCATCTTTTATTTGCCCCCATCGTCCAACTGAACAGGACGTTCCCCTTCTAAGGGAAAGATCGGAATTTGAATCTCTGTGGGGGTACAATCCGATGTCGGTTCCGAGCTAGGTCGGGCACTACTGCGTCTCTGGTGTAATGGTTAGCATGATGGATTCCAAACCCATCGGTCAGGATTCGAGTTCTTGGGGACGCGCTAATTTTTAATTTTGCCAATTAAAAAACTTTTTGTATCTTTGTATTATGAAAAACCAATTACCATACGAATCTACAGGAAGTGCGATTAAAGGTTATAGTGATTCTTTAATCGCAAGAAGAGAAACAAATGATTGTGTTGTTAGGGCTTTTGCTTCTGCGTTTGATGTGTCTTATGATTATGCTCATAAGTATGTTGCCGAGGAGTTTAAAAGACAACCAAGAAAGGGAACCTACTTTACGGCATCTAAGATGAGTAAATTATCTGAAGGTGTAATCAAAGTTAATAATAAAAAAATTATTCCTATTGGTTCTAAAGGTAGTAGTCCATATTCACTTTCATATGATGTGAAAGTAAAAGGTGAAACAGTTAAAAGACAAATGACTGTCGGTACATTTGTAAAGAAAAACCCAAAAGGAACTTTCTTTGTATTAGTTAGAGGACATGCGTTTACAATTAAAGATGGTGTTGTTATTGGAAACCCAGAAGATGCTATTAAAACAAAACGTCCTATGAAAGCAGCATTTGAAATTAAATAAGGAACCCTGTTGTAAGCAGGTGTGTCACGTCGGTCTGAAGAACCGAAGGTAACCGTTCGAATCGGTTGGGTTCCACATA